GAGGCATTCAAATCCTTCCTCGAGCGGTGGGTAAGGGAGGCGAGTGGGTTGCCTTCGGAGACGTGTTCGAAAGTGTGCTACGGCAGGAGTCTAAGTATCTGAGTCGGCTGACCGATGACCAGGTGAGTTGGATGATACGGGCAGACTCTGTGCTGGGCTCCTACGTCCGTCAGGCAGAGCGGGCAATTGGAGAGACGATTTCCAAGCGTCCTGCCTGGTGGCCTCGTTTCGTCATCGACCCCAGCAAGAAGGCGTTTACTGTCGGCAGAGGCCCGAGCAAAGTCCCGTCGTTCTTCAGTCGTGTTGTTGAGAGCCAGCAGGAGGCCATCACAAACCTGGGCATCAGGTACCGTCCTGATGTGCTGGCTCAGATGGACAACGCTATCGCCGGCTTCCAGCGGGTGGGCCGAGACAAAGTGCTGTCGGACTGGCTCAAAAAGCAGGGCATCATCAAGTACGGAGAGACTTCTCTCATGCGGGTGCCCGCAAAGGGGGTAAGCCCCTTCGCTCGGGGGGTCATTCACCAGAGCGACCTCACCCAGCTCAATCAGCTCATTCGCTCTCCTAGCGTAGTCCATCCAGGCATCTCAGCAGCTACGGCTCCGTTTAGGGCATTTAACAACTTGGCCCGCCTTGTACTCACAGGTACTATCGACACTGGTTGGGGAGCCATTCAGCTTCAGACTCTTGCGGCTGTGAACCCCGCTCTTTGGGGTGAGGCGATGGGGCGAGGCTTCTACAATATGATAGTGGAGCCCAAGCAGGTATATCGCTTCTTGGCCAATAATAGGGGGGCTTCCCGTTACGCTACCTATGGCGGAAACGTTGGGCTGGAAACTGAGTTCTTTGAGGCAACACGTATGGGCCTGCCTCGATTGCCCGGGGCGGCACAGCCGGCTGTCGACCTAGCGACGTTCCCTCTCCGTACCTTCATCAACAGACTTCAGACAGGCTTTGAATCTACCCTGCTCTATAGTCGTGTCCTTGCCTTTGATTCTATGTACGAGGTGGCTACGACTGCTGGCAAAGGTACGGTGAACCGTGTTCTGGGCCGTGCGGCCGGCGCCCCCAAGGAGCTGGCTGGCAGGGAGTTCCATAACGAGATGTTTCGTCTAGCGCGGTTCGTGGACACTCTTGCGGGGCAGCCTAAACTAAGTGGCATCATTACTGGCTCGCAGGCACAGATTGAATCGGCCTTCGTCTGGTTCGCTACTCGCTACACACGGTCGGTATTCGGGACGATTGCTTATGCTTTTGGGAAGGGCTACACCCCCGCGCAGGCTAGGGCCGTCTTGGCTAAGATGATGTTGGGCGGTGCTGCTGCCTACGCCGGCCTGGCTGGTGCAGTAGGTAAGGCTCAGGGGAAGAGTGATGAGGAGATTCAAGCACAGATCATCCGTGGGCTGAACCCATTGAGTGGTAAAGAGTTCATGTCCCTAAAGATGGGGGATGCTTGGTTTGGTGGTGGTGGTGCTTACCGTTCCATGATGGCCTTCTTCGCTGGATTGGGCGACAAGAAGAATTGGGAGTTTGAGGAGTGGGAATCGAAACTGTGGGACAACCCCTTTGTAAAGGGGCTTCGCTCTCGTACTTCCCCCTTTACTGGTACCATGATGGATCAGCTCGAGGGAGAGGACTTCCTGGGGTATCCTGTCAATCTTAGCGACTTTGCGGACGACCCTAAGGCGTTCCTGGACTACGCGATAGACAAATTTGCCCCCATCACGGCCGATGCTCTTGTCCAGGATATGAGTTGGAGAGTCCAAACTGGCCGCTTCGCTGCTGAGTTCTTTGGTCTCCGTACCTCCCCTGAGACACGCTTCGAAGCGGAGACGGCAGTGATGAACCGCATATCCAACGACCTTTACGGTGTACCCTACGACTCGTTGGAGCACAACATGCTGGCGCAGGACATTGTACGCAGCCATCCTGACGTTCAGAGGGCCGCAGAGGGGTTGCTTGGGGTCATTCGCGAGCGGGAACGGGATGTAGAGTTCCGGCTATGGGATGAAGCACGTTCGGAGATTCGGGACAGGTATGGAGACGAGAAGCTCGACCTCGACGCAACGGTGACGGGGAGTAAGATACCCCGCCACCCCTCGCCGGAGAGTTGGCTTAGTATTGCTAACAACGTTCCCCAGAGTAGCCGTATGGATGGCAGAGAGTATCTGGAGCGGTATGGCGACACGACTAGTAATCAGTTTCACGAGTTAGAGGGGCTCAAGGCTGGGTTCGGTTTCGATTTCGAAGACGAGGAGGCGCCTGAAGATTCAGTCAACGCCATCATGAACCAGTTCTTCGACCTCGAGTTGGAGGACTACACAGATCCTGCGTCCCTGGAGGTAGACTGGGAGACCTGGTTTGCTGATAGAGATGCTGTCCTAGAGCAGCTTCCTGAGGAATGGAAGCCCGTTGCTGACGAGTTCCTCCACAAGAACGAGACAGAAGTCCGCCGCTCCTTCCGAGAAGCGTTCGAAGGGGTCATTGAACCTTCTGGATACTTTCAAATGCGGGAGGAAGTTGCGAAGGGATTCGACATTTCGTTGAATGCTCTGGAAGATACAGTCATCAAACAGCTTACTGACTTAGGGCGCAGGGCCGCCCCCGCTGATGTCGGTCGTGCGGTGGACAAGGTACTGAACACTTTGATGGGTACAGTCTTGGGGGATAACGCCTTGTCCCTCTCCCGTATGAGGCAGCTAACGCGAGAGTTGAGCCCGCGACTAGATGTGGAGCTGTACCGTCATGGCTACGTCTCATCTGTTCGTTCTCAGTCCGCAGTCGATTTGGCTGCTGAACTGATGGTCTCCCCGGGTAGTGCTCGGATGGGTTACTTCCCTCCCCCTCTTGCGGCAGACGTGGAAGAACGTATGCGCCGCTCCCTTGGCATCCAGCGCTAATCTCTACACATCTCGTCATTGGGGCCTTTATTTACGATGGTAATTCGTATCTTCTTGTTAGCCTCATCTAGCGTATGAAGTTGAACTTCCCAGCAGTCCTTGCATAGCAGTACGCGGCAGTCTACCAGTTTGTCCTCGGAGCTTATCATCTGAACGGGCAGGAGATTTGGTGAGAGTAGCTGGGGGCTTACATCTATGAACTCATGGGCCATAATTCACCTCCATCTCAAGTATAACGCATTCTGCTCCTAAATGTTTCACTTAAAACCCCTAGTACCCTACAAACCATTGTACCCTACTTGACTTTTTGGTGCCGTACCCCCTATAATGAAGATACGAGGTGAATACAGTCCGAGGAGGATTATGTGTCTGAAGTAGCAGCCACGACAAAGATGGTGGAACAAGTAGGAAAGCTCGAAGAGGCAGAGTTGAATACGACGACAGGAGAAACGCAGCCTTTGCCACAGAACCAGGCCCCCGCTTCACCGGAGGCTTCCCCTGAGGGAGCTCCAGCGGAGCCAGCCAGTTCCCCAGCAGAGACGCAGCCCCAGCCGGCGCAGTCCACACAGCCCGTAGAGCAGGCGCAAAAGCCCGTTGTAGAGGTCATCTCAGGCACTCCGCCTGTGGCCGCACAGCCGGCACCCGCTGCGGAACCCGCGCCCACCGCAGCCGCACCGGAGGCGAAACCAGCCGAGGGCCTCGAGGTTCTAGGGACGTTCCTCAAGGATCAGCAGACTAAGACCCTCGAAGAGGCGCGACGGTCAGTGCAGAGCCAACATGATCGGCAGACGGCACTGGTCAACCGACAACTGGAGGAAGCTACTGGGCGTCACGAGACACTCAAGGCTGAAATACGGGAACTCCAGACCCAAGGACTGTCGGACGAAGACAAGGCTAAGGTCAAGCTAGGATGGGACAATGCCGATGAACGTACCGGTCTCGAGAAGTTCCGAGGCGAACTAGACGAGGCCAACCGTGCGTTTAATGTCGACAGCCTGTTGTTTGAGTATAAGGATGTAGACATCTCCCGTGAAAGTCTTGAGGCAATCAAGACGCCAGAAGAGATGGAGCTCTTCTGTGCAAACGCAAAGTCGGATTTTTTGCAGAAGAAGCTAACTGAGGCTGAGGCCGCTCCAGCGGCTGCCCCAGAAGCAACGACTCAGCCGGCCTCACCGCCAGCCCCGGTACAACCGGCCCAGGCTGCGGCTCCAGTAGAAGCCGTACCGAATGCGCCAGGAGTGCCGGCTGGAGCTCAGGCTCCAAGCGATGTAGGCTCAGGCGGGGCCTCTCCTGAAGAGAAGAAGTTCTCTGAGGAGTCCTCGGCTGAAGCACTACAACAGAACCTACGTAACACAGGGTGGGATACAGTCCGCCTACGGCAGGCTTAGTGTCCCAGCTAGGAGTGAAGTAACATGCCAGGAACAGTTGAAACCACACGTGTCGCAGGTATGCCCGATGGCGGCTACCCCGCAGAGTTCTTGCTTGACGGTACTACGTCATTGCGAGTCCGCTGGGTGGCACCGCTTCTGGTGAACATGAGCGAGCGTTCGACTGACCTGCTCAAGTACTCCGGTGGAGTAGAGCAGTTTCAGTACACCCACTCCAAGATTGAGTGGGTTGAGGACGACCCTTGGAACCGTCGCCCGACTATCGGGGCGCTGTCAGCCGCTGGTTCGGCTAACGCCAGTCAGAGTCTGACCGTCACCGGTGCGGCCCATCGGTTCCCCGTGGGTACCGTCCTCTTCAACCGTAACAACGACGAGTTCGTGCGAGTTACGGGCCACGTCAACGCCAACACGTTGACCATCATGCGCGACATCACTGGCCGCGTCGACGAAACTTCGGTTACGTGGGCAGCGACTGATGAGGTGTTCGTCGCCGGGTTCTCCATGCATGAGAACGACAACTGGGTATTCCGGCCCACCAGCCTGACTACCATGCCGTTCAACTATTCGCAGGTACACTCGGTCGGCGTGCAGGCCACGTTCCGCATGGTCGAGACACAGCAGTACGGTCTTCAGGGCAATGACCTGGACAAGCAGGCTGCGGACACCGTAGCGGAGCAATTCGTTGCGATGGAGCAGGAGTTTGTTCACGGTGACCGCTTCGTCGGCACCTCGGCCATCCCGGCTCTGATGGGCGGAATCTTCGACTACGTAACGGCTGCCAACGGCGCCCAGGTCACCGACCTGAGCAACGCGGCTCTTGTCCGTTCGGACATCGACGACCTGCTTCAGGCTCTCTTCTACGCTGTAGGCGGCGACAAGATGGCGAAGACCATCATCTGCTCTGCCTGGGCGAAGAGGAAGCTCTCCAGCTTCTTCTCCGGTGCCGAGCGACTTGGCCCGGGTACCACGGACGCTGGTGTTGTGGTCGACCGTCTGAATACTGACTTCGGTGTCGTAGACATCTTGATGCACACAGCAGTCCGTCAGGACGAGCTGTACATCCTTCGTCGGGAGAACCACAGGATGGGCCATCATGGCACACTTGGCCGGCCTCAGCTCCGGCAGCTTCCGCCGTCTTCGACCGGCCCTCGCATCCAGCAGGCATTCTACGCGGACATGAGTGCGATCCACTCTGGCCCGCGTTCGGAGGCCCGCATCCTCGGAATGAGCACCACTACATAGTGAGGCTCGAGGAGGGAGTATAGGGCTGTGAGTCAGAATCCGATAACGGCACAGGAGGAAAGCACCTCTGCCCCGCTTATTGCGAGGAAGAGTGTAGCCAAACAAACGGCCGTCTTCGAGTACGACTTTCAAAAGCAGGGGGGGCCGGTAGCGACGTTCTTTTTGAACGGCCCCACCCTGCCAAACAACGCTGTTATCTCAGACTGTTGGATCGATGTCATTACGGTACCTCTCGGTTCAGGTGCTGGTACCGCAGCCATCGCCCTCGGTTTTGAGTCAACGACGGATATTCAGACATCAGCCAACTTCGATGGGGCGCCGTATAACGCCCAAGGCTTGGTTGACCTGGCCGGCCCTGAGCCTGGTACTGAGAGCGGTTATATCAAGACAACGACCGAGCGGGGCCTACGAATGACTGTCGCTACGGCTGTTCTGACCGCAGGACGATTCTTCGTCACGGTTGAGTACACGGTGACGGACTAGGAGTGAAGTAACATGAGCAAAAACGACCGTATCCTCTACCGAACGCTCGACCATGCCTTTCGAATCCTGAACCTCGTTCAGAATTCACAGTCGACTATCTCCCCCCCGTTGGGTGATAGCGCCAACCTCCCTGACATCTTCTATGTAGACTCAGGGGCTGGCAGCGATGTCAACGACGGTCGAGACCCGGGATTCCCTCTGGCGACTATCGACGCCGCCATCAACAAGTGTACGGTAAGCCAGGGTGATGTCATTCTGGTGCAGCCCGGCCACTCCGAAACGCTCACCGCCCAAATCTCGCTTGATGTGATTGGAGTGAGCATCATCGGTATTGGCGAGGGTACTCTTCGCCCCTACCTCACTATCAACGCTGCGATTGACGGTATTGATATTGGGGCAGCTAACTGCCGGGTCGAGAACATCGGTTTCAACGAAGCGACCGCCGCACAGACGGCGGCAATTAATATCGACGCAGCGAACGCTGTTGTGGCGAAATGCCACCTCGATATTGGCGTCAACGATGAGTTGGGCGTCATTACCATCACAGCAAACGGTGAACTTGCAACTGTTGAAGACTGCACTGCCGAGGTGACGGCTAATGGTACCGACGAGTTTGTTCTCCTAGAGGGTGTGGTTGACCGCCCCATCATTCGGAGAAACACCATCCTCTGTGGTGGCGCTACCAACGTCTTTGACGTTGCCATTGTCAATGCAGATGCAGTTGCCGTAACTAACCTCACGGTATATGACAACGATTTCCTAGGCGAGGGGGGTGTCGTTACCGCCGTTGTGGGTTCCGGTCTTGTTACCCCCGCTATCGGCCCCAACCGCCACTCAGGGGGGGCCGCCTCCTCTGATCGAATTGTCGACCGTGAGTGGGAGCGCCTGTCCGTATCGGTTTCGTTTGACGGCTCCAATGGTCAGAGTACCATTGCGGAGCATGAAGTCTTCACCGTGACGGGGCGCGTGCATGTCAAGATAGTCATCATAGTGGACGCCACCCTAACGCAGACGGATGCGGCTATTCAGTTCGGTATCGCCGGCACTACGGATCAGATAATCGCCGTGACCCAGGAGGAACTCCTCTCTATAGGTGAGTTCTGGTACGACGCCACACCCGACACCTTGGTGGAGACGCCCGGAAATGCCGTCCTCGAACGAGTCCTGAACGGACAGGACATTGGTTACGAAATCACCACCAATGTCATTGATGTCGGCGGGCTTACATTCATGCTTGAATGGAAGCCTCTATCGTACGGTGCGGTCATTACGGCCGCAGACGGTTCGGCCGGCGCCATCTAATGATAAAGACATTCGGAAGGAAAAAGTAACATGGTTGCAAACGCCCAGGAGCAAGTACAGCTTCTTACCATCCCGTTCGACTGGCATCTTTCAGTCACCACCCAAAATGAGCTGGCTCTACTTGCTGTCCCTCATGGGAAGAACGTACAGCTAGAAGTCCTCTCGGTAGGGTACACCAACCGAATACTCGTAGACTCCGGCACGCACACGGTTGACCTGGAGTGGCGAGACGCCTTGAGGGACGCCCAGAATGGCCTGGCCACTACGATGGCGGCCTATACGTTCACCAACGTCACTCCTGACCGAGTGCTTGACTGCGACAGCACCTCTACAGCCGAAGTTGCTGATGTGCTGGGAACGCTGGTTGCAGACTTGAAACTAGGTCTGCCGCTACCGGCGTACACCATCACCAACCTAACTCGAGCCTTGCTCTACAACGAAGGCGACGCCTCGCTGGCGACGCTGGCCGATCAGGTGGGTCAAATCATCAACGACATCGTTGACGGGCGCATTGTCAACGTGGTGCAGACAGAATCGTCTACTGACCGTGTTATCGACGCCGACAGTACGACTGATGCAGAGCTGGCAGACTGTATTTCAGTGTTGCACCGAGACCTGACGCCGACTGCTGACCTAGCGGACACCGTGAACCTCGTCAACGCCGGTATCGAGGGTTACGTGAGCATCTGGGAGGGGAGCCAAATCCTGAACCAGGGCGATACCCTCAACCTGGAGATCGCCAACTCCGACTCGAGTACGGACGGTGAAGGTTACGCTGCCATCGTTGAGTACAAGGTGCTGCGGCACAGCGGAGGCTAGGAGAAGACTATGCCTGGAGACGCACAGGAACAAGTCCAGTTTCTAACAGTACCAATTGATTGGCAGCTCTCGGTTGACTCGCAGGATGAGCTTGCCCTCATGTGTATCCCTCATGGACACAACACGCAGGTCGAAGTCCTTTCAATCGGTATCACCGGCCGCATAGTGGGGACTGGGGCTCTCACGGCGCGGGCCGAGTGGCGCGATGCCCTCGTAACTGGCACCAGCCTAGGGGGCGTGGCGGGCGCGTTCATAGTAACCAACGTCGTCCCCACCCGGGTGCTTGACTGCGATGATACTTCTCTTGCTGAAGTAGCAGATGTGCTGGGTACGTTGATTGCAGACTTGGCACGCGGCTTACCCCTACCGGACTATACCATCACCAACTTGACCCGCGACCTGTCGCAGGACTCGAACGCGGGCACTATTGCCGTGGTAGCTGACCAGGTTGGCCAGCTCGTCAACGACGTTAAAGACCAGCGGATTGTTGACGTAGTGTTCTCGAACACCGCAACCGACCGCGAGTATGATGCTGACAGCACATCGCTTGAGGAAGTAGCAGATGTCTTGCAGAACCTGCATGATGACCTGACCCCCACGGTGTACTTACACGCAGCCGCAAACTTGGTCAACCAGGGCATTGAGGGGTATTTCTCCCTTTGGAACGGGGCTCTTATCCTTGACCAAGGCGATGCTCTCAACCTGGAGATCACCAACACTGCGGGTACAGACAAAGAAGGTTACGCCGCTCTCGTTGAGTACCGAGTGCTCAGGCGGAGCTAGGAGGAACTATGCCAGGAGGCTTTGAACCACAAAGTGACGTACACATCCTCGTCGTACCTATCGACGCGGCTCTTGAGACATCCCCGACCGTTACCGAGGCGTGCCTGCTGGCCTGCCCTACTGGGGCGAACATGCAGATGGAGATTCTGTCGGTGGGCTTCCGTGCAAACACGCTGCCGATTGACGGCGACAATGCCGTTACGGTAGACATTGAGTTCATCGACGACTCCAACAGCGATACAGTAGCGAACCTCGCTGCGGCCTATGACATGCTGGCCGCTACTTCGACCGTCCTCATTTACAATGAGGTGTGGCGGGGCAGTCAAATTCTCGACTCAGGTGACGTGGTGAACGCCGAGTTCACTGTTACAACTCCGACAACGGCGTCGGAAGGCGCGGCCCTTATCGTAGAGTACAGGGTGCTACGCCATAGTTAAGGTGCGCTCACAAAGAGGCCGGTCGTCTCCTCGATGCACCTCCACGGCCGTCCTCTTTGGAGTGAAGTAGTAGAGGAGGAGAAGGACAACATGGGACAAGCAATTGGTGCCAGTGGCGCCCCACTAGCGGGCGAAGTTACACCCGACCAACGGCAGGCTGCTCTCGACCACCAGCCTGGTTCTCAGGCAGCGGCAGAGACGTTAGCCGCTGAGACCATTGAGGCTGCGGCTGATAGTAAGCTGATTGCATTCGTTGCAGCCGACGAGTACGCCAACTACGAAAAGCTCGTAGAAGCCGGCGAACCTCAGTACCTGCGGCAAGAGGGGGCAACCTCCCCCGGGATGCGTACCCGTAAGGGCGATGTCTGGGCGAAGTTCGTCAATGGCGTTCTCGTCACAGACGATGAGAAGGTCATTGAATGGTGCGATGCCCACTCGAAGATTTGCCGGCGCGAGACCGGTCCTATGACCAAGGGCTGGGCTACTCTCAAGAACCTTCAGACCCGTAAGGCTAATCGTGAGCGCCTCCTTGACCCGACTGAGATGGACGCTGACGAGAGCTTCCCTGTAGATGGGGCAGGCGATCTGCGCGAGCAGGCTGCTAGTCCTGACAGTGCGGGTGGCCAGGCGGTAGAGGCAGCGCGTCTCACCAGAGAAAGTGCGGAGCGGGAACAAGCTACAGGTAGTCAGTAGGAGGTAACCTCGTGCCAGTCAGAACCGAGCACCTCCTAAGCAATCAGTTTGATACTACCTCTGAGTCTGCGTCTGGTTCCCACGACTTCAACGGAGTCACGCCAACACGCATCACTCTCTATGTCGTAGTCGATGATGTTCAGGGCAACACAACCGAGTCGGGGGTGCTGACTGTTGAAGTCTCCCCCGACCGGGGTTCTACCCTCGTTACTTACGACAAGCTCATTACGGATGCTGGGACAGACGGCCCCGTAGCTTCTGTTACCTACGCTCTGAATGCTGCGGCTGATGACATCATTTCCCTCGCTAAGGAGGATGTTGTCGACCACATCACCGTCACCGTAGCGGCAAACGGGAGCGGGGGTACCCCTCTGGACTCTAGTAACAGGGCCGATGTCAACATCTGGCTCGTTTGGACATATTAAGGGTGTTTGCTCATGCCCTTGACAATTGATGAGCTCCGTAGCGAGCTAGCTCACCACATCCAAGACCCCGCATCCCAGCTAGTCAGCCGAGCACAACTTCTAGCCTTTATCAACAGTGCCGCATGGGACGCCGCCAATGAGGGGTGGCTTCTCAACATCCAGGACGAGAGCCTTACGCTTTCGGCTAGTGACTACGAGTATAACGTACCTTCTGGTCTCGCCTACATTCACGAAATCTGGCAGGAGTCTACGACGGGTACGGCTGTCTATGACGACTTCATCCCCTGGCATCAGTGGGAGATCGTCCTGGACGCCGCCGGCAGCCCCGCTATCCACTTCAGTAGGGAGTCCTTCACCATAGTCGCCACTATTGATTTGAGGATCAAGGGGCAGACACGGCCTACCTCGGAGTATAGCGCCGGCACAGATAACATCGACACCGGTATGGAGTCCTTCATTCGGGAGAGGTCTACGGCCTACGCCGCCCGCAATATGGCACGGCAAAGCGGGCCTCATGCACAATCTATGGCGGCTCTCGAGGAGAGCGCCTTCCAGACCAGCGAGCTGATGCTCGCGCAGCAAGCAGAGCTCTTCAGGCCCAAGAGGTACTCTCGGGTTGTCCCGGGGCGGTAGATATGAGTACTGTAAACGTCCACAGGGAGGAAATTGCATACAACGTCGGCGACCCCATGCTCGATAAGATCAAGGAAGAGACCCTCCTTGTCTTCATCAATCGTGCTGCACGCGACGTGATCAACTCTGGCTGGCTGCTCCCGCAGGAGTACGCCGAGAACGTTGAGCTGATCCAAAACCAATTCGAGTACGACGTGCCGGCCCGGTTTGCGTTCATCCAGATGATCCGCATTGGTGATGCAACTGCGGACAATGCCGCCACAGTTGACTCAGGGACGAACACTGCTGAAGCCCTAGACGCCACAGAGACCGATGTGGAGGTGGTGGACGCCAGCATCTTTGCCGTCAACGACCTCATCCAGGTAGACAGCGAAATCATGCTGGTGACGGCTGTCGACACTAGCACTGACATCCTGACGGTGACACGGGGGTACTTCAGCACAACGGCCGCTACCCACGACACTGCAACGGATGTGGAGCGCCCCCACTCGAACACAGCCTTCGACTACATCATCCCCCGTGCCTACTGGCGCCTGAAGCTACAGACTGGCGGGGCCAACACCACCACGGCAGCCTTGGGATCGCGGCCGCAGATAGTCTTTGATTCTGTGCTGTTCAGCTTCACGGGGGGTACTCCTCTTCAGATAGTAGGCCAGAAGCGCCCCTCAGTCTACACGCAGGGGAGCGATACGCTGGACGCCCAGATGGAGTCCTTCATCGTGGAGCGCGCCACAGCCTATGCGGCCCGCTTCCTCTTCGCACAGGGCGACCATCCGCACCTCAACCAGGTGTATCACGACTCGATGAATAACAGCGCTGCTTTCTTAGTCCGCCACCCAGCCGAGTTTAGAGTCAAGCCCAGTAGCACCAGGGTACCTGGTAGGTAGAGAGGGGGTGATCTGCGCTTGTCACCACACGTGTCTGATGATTCTGTCGTTGATGATGCAGCCTATCAAGACGATAGTATCAGAATGAATGGAGTAGAACTCCTGATTGACAGTCCCATTAGGGGCGGTATGGTCTCTGAATTCTCGACTGGTCTAAAGGTCGGTAAGGCCACTTATGACGAGCGCGAATGACCATGCCTTCTGGGTAGTTTTAGATGACTTTACCGGGGGCTTTGGCTTTCGCCAGCTCGAGATACGCGAAGCGGGGGGAACCCACTGGGACAACGCTGGCGGTGTTGACTTGCGGCGCCCGCGCCACATCACCCTACCCTCTCGGCGGAACACCGTCAACCCCAACTCCGACCCCGGCACAGGCTTCAACTTTGGTCAGGGTGTACGTTCTGTCTATCATACTGACCTCGGCCCCGATAGTAACGGAAATCTGTATGTAGCTGCCCAAGACGCCATCTACACGTTGGACAGCGACCGCTCTACTCTCACGCGGCGCTATCTGGGATCGGGTGATGCTAACTCAAACCGCTTTGGCCGGATAGTCGAGGGCGTTACTTCAACAGGCACGCGGTTCCTGATAGCGACAGGTACGTCTGGTACCCAGGGGAGCGGGCTGGAGTATGTTCGTTCAACTAACGGTACTTCATGGACGAAATCTTCCGCCCTCCCAGCGACACCCGCCGCGAATGCCTCTATGCAGCTCTCAGATGCTATCTTCTGGGATGGTCTCATCATAGCTCACGGAGAGGGCGGTGGGATCATTGGTTCCTCAGACGGTATTGCCTGGGATGTCGATTCGGCCGGCGCCCTTGACCCCCGTTGGCAGACTGGGGACATTTCAGCATCATTCCTGGGCGTGGCGATGGCCCCTTGGGGTGCCAGCGCTGTTTACTTCCTCAGCATGGGTAAGCTGTGGATACTAGACTGGTACGTTTACAATGCAGTTGAAGTAAAGGATGTAGGGGACAGCAACCGCCTTGCTCTGGGAACTGTCTGGAATGGGTCGGTCATCGTCTCTGATGGCTGGAACGTTTGGGAGTACAACCCGGGCAACGCTCAGACGGTGCGGCGGATCGGCATGTTCGGTAAGGACGGCCCCCCAACGAGCTGGATGGCAGAGACGGGGCACGCAGGGTTGCCCAACAACTACCAAATCTCCCACTTCATTGCAGGGACGGCTGACTTGTGGGCCGTGTGTAGAAGCCTCACCAGCCCCCGAAGCTGGCGTCTTGCGGTCTACAATGGTGTTGGCTGGAGCTGGTTTGGCTCTGAAGTGGCGTCCTCGCAGCCCTACGGCGCCCTCGTCGACTCCTTCCCCACGAGCGTGTCGCTGTTGAACACCACTCGAGCTATCGACGTTGCGGCCCTAGACGACCAGGGCGGAACGGACTTCACCCTTCACACCTACTACCTCCCGACAACGGGGGACACGCCTTTCGTTGGTGCCGGGCAGCGGTTTGAGGACGGGCCTCTCTCCTTTGAAACTGGCTGGTTTGACGGCGGCTTCACAGAACTCGAGGGCATTCTCCTGAGGCTGAACTTAGATGGGTACAACATGAGCGCCTCGGAGACTGTCCGCGTCGAGTACCGGCTGAACAACAACGAGAATGCGGACTACCGCGACCTGGGGACGTATACTAACGACCAGCAGGAGATCTGGTTCGACGAACCAAACCATCGGGGTACTGCCTTCAAGACTGTCCAGTTTCGCATCACCCTCGACAGGGGTATTGGAGTCTCGTTCGGAGACTCTGGTGAGGATATAGGTGCCGCAGGAGCGATCAACGATGCTGTTACAGCGGTCGTGGTCACCGATGTTAGTGCCTTCCGCATTGGCGATGTCATTCTTATCGACAAGGAGCAAATGCAGATCACCGCGATGGTTCAATCGACTGAGACGCTGACCATCACTCGAGCGTACAACAGCACCACGGCTGCTGCCCATGCAAACGACGCGGACATCTTCTTGGAAGTGGGGGTCTCTCCTACCTTGCGTGCCCTTACCCTGCTCTTTGACAAGAAGCCCCACATCCGCACAGCCTGGACGCTTCGCATCAACGTGAGTCGGATGGTAGAACGCAAGCTCTTGATCGGTGAGGATACAGTGACGGCAGAACGCATCTGGCAGTTCCTGAAGTCCCTTGTCAACACTCCCGAACTTATCAACCTAGAAATCCCCTCGATGGAGAGCGGGGGTATCAATGTTCGAATCACCGACATGCCCGCCACCATCTTCGATTTCCGCGCAGCGATGGGTGGAAGAGGCTTTATCGAATTGCAAGTGATCGAGACGGTGGGGCCTTAGCATGAGTCCCCCTACAGAGACCCTCTTTACGTGTAAAAACGCGCTCCTGTTGACCTCAGGGGCCTTAGCGGGCGTTTAATCATGCCCCGCCGACCCGGTGAGCTAGCGATCCGACGGCCGCTCGTGCCGTTTAAGCGCCCTAGGGTGCCTGGAGCCGAAGAGGCGGTGGAGCGCGAAGGCCGCGAGCTGCGTCCTCTGGCCGGCCCCGAGACACCCATTCGACCCGAGCAGGAGGAAGCTCTTCTTCAACGCTATGAGGGCTGGAAGACTCAATGGGGCGGTTCGTTGATTGAGTTCATCGTCTTTGAATACCTTACGATCCAGAGGAAGCAGATACCCCAAGTGGACTTCACATTTCAGGCCCCATTCCTAGGCGGCCGTACTCTGTTCGGGGGGTTCATTGCTGACTTTGCGTTCTCTAGGCGCCTCGAGGTTTGGATGGTGCAGGGTATACGCTGGCACCTCCAAAAACCAGAAGACAGAGCCACAACGTTTGGGGCCGAGGCTCAACTCTCCTCAATGGGCTGGAAGGTACTGGAGCTTTGGGAGGATGACATCCTTCAGCGCCCTCAGTTTATACTGGACTTGGCCTGGGAACGGGGCGAAGACGTGCCTGAGAGGAAAGTGTAATGGCCGCCTATAAGATTGTGGCTGTTAACGAAGACAAACGCCCACTAGCTGGCGTTGTCATTGAGGCGATTGACCTCACCGACCGTACAGTGTCGGATACTCAAACCACCGGCCGTGCAGGAGATGCTGCCTTTACAGGACTCACCGGGCCACACTTTTTCCGCCCCCGGGCGCGTCGTACATCGGGTGCGGTTGGCGGCCGTAGCTACACGGGCGAAATTGAAATCCAGGTCGTGGCCTTAGGGGAATCCGCCTGCTTTGATTACGTGGTTGAGGCCGATGGGATGGGTACCCATGAAACCTTAGCCGGCGCTGACGGCGCCTTCCAAGCAGCCATCGCCGCTGGTGTAACGGCAACCATCTGGATGTGCAACAGCGAGGATGTGAACGCCACTGAGACTGCTACGATCCCGTCGGCTGTTGTCATCACGATTGTTGGGATGCCCCCCACCCATGATCGAGGGCACAACTCCATCCTCGTCGTGCAGGGTCGAATCCAGTTGGAGCGGGCCTCTTTTAAGGTAGACAGCGGAGGCATCGGTTCAGGTCTCGTCTTCCGCGACATCGCCTTCAGGAACAACACGGCTGGAAGCGTGATGGTAACACTAGACACGCCAGGCACGGCACCCAGCCTGGTGATGTACGACAACTGCTCATTCGAGAATAGGGCTAACAACGCTACAGCCGGTGGCTATGGGTTCTGGCCGAATGGCGCGTCGGCTACATTCCCCCTCAAGCTCATCTTCAAAGACTGTAGCGGCTTCCTGACGGGCCTGTGGGTGAACTCAAACAGCGGTGATGAGCCAAACGAGTGTCGGGTACTCGACTCCCAGCTCCGTCTTACCTCGTGGTGGAACGATAGTAGCACAAATGAAGGACTCCCTGGCGATCTCCTCATCTCGGGCGGGCGCTTCGCTATCGACAATGGGCTAGAACTCCACGGGAGTGCTACAGCAGGAAGCGGCCCACACATCTGGCGTGACCTTGAAATTGAGTTCAACGGGTCTGATGCCCTCTTTAGTACGGGAACTGGCATTTCGGCGCCCGCAATCAACCTTGTCTTCAGCGCTCTCACCATCCGGTTTGACCATACTGACGGCACGTTTGGAGACTTCCAGACCAACGCTCTTAATCAGATGGACAACCTCTTCATTGATGATGTAGTTGGTTATGCTGGCTTGGGTATAACCCCCTCGGGCACGTTCCTTACGATTGCCTCCGGCTTCACAAACTATTACGTAGGCGACATCTTTGCGCCAGACTTCGGTACGCTCTATGCAGGCTCCCCGCCGGCCACAGGCGGCCTTATCTCAACACTCATCAGCGACATTGATGGCGACACCAAGGTTGATGTCGAGGAATCGGCAGATGAGGACATCATTCGCTTCGACATTGCTGGCACTGAGCGAATGACCCTTGATGGGACGAAGCTCGACCTTCTGAACGGTACCTATCTCGATGCGAACGATGTTCAGCTCCCACTCATCGGCAGCCCCACCTATACCAACGTAGAGCAGATGAATATCCTCTTCCACTCTGCGGGGTGGTTTACTGGAGGAACGATCTCGAAGCCAGGAGGCGTCAACATCGACGTGGCGGCAGGTACGGGTGCTATGCGTTCTTCGGACAGCGCAGTGGCACAACTCCGCTTCTTTGATTGGCCAGCGTCTAACGGGCTGACCATCCCGATTGACAGCATCCGTTACATCGGGGTCGAACTCAACGACCCCAACGATCCTCAGGTTGTCGTCCGCACAAGCGACAACTTCGACCATACTACCGACTTCCCCCTAGGAACGGTAGTCAACGAGGCAGATACTACGCTGCATGTTCAGAACGCTCCGTGGGAGATTGGTGACCACGCGAATGCTATGATCCAGCGGTTGCGGGGGTTGGCTCCCATCGCACGCGACAGGGAAGTTGGCGGCATCATCTTCTCAGAGACGGGCACGCGGAATGTGGCTGTAACGGCAGGTCAACTCTGGAGAGGGTTGACTCCCTTCGTCATTGGTGCGCTTGATACTAACCCAGGCGGAGCCGCCGATACCTTTGATGAATACTCCTCACAAGGCAAGGAAAATAGCGGCACTGCTGCGTGGCCGAATACCCTTTATGATAACGGTGCAGGCGGCACTGGCACATTGCAGACTGTGGGGAACAATAAGTGGGCGAACCTCTGGTGGTATATCGAGCTAGATGGCGAGCTGGTCATGGTCTATGGCTCGAATCACTATGCTACTCAAGCCCAAGCGGAGCAGGAAGCAGCACCTAGCACCTTGCCAAATCGCTTGCAGGTACATGGCGTGCTGGCCGCTCGCTTCATCTTCCAGAAGTCTGCGGGTACGGCTGCCGAGATTCTTAGTGCCTTCGATACCACGTTCACCACGGAAGGTGTCACCGACCACGGCAACCTGGCGGGTCTAGCTGATGATGACCACACCAACTACTTCTTAGCCGATGGCACCCGGGCGATGTCAGGCGACATCGATCTGGATGGCAACAACCTAGATGACGGAGGCGTCGTCTTCCTTCGTGAGCAGGCCAATGCTGATGGCGACGTGGGCGATCAGGGGCAGCTATGGATGAAGACCGGCGACCCAACGGAGTTCATGTTCACCGACGATGCCGGAAACGACCGCACTATCATCTGGGCTGGTGGTGCCTTCCACGATGGGTTCTCAGACTTTGCAGCAACTGAGCATGTCGCAGAGGCGGATATTGACCATGGAACCATTGCTGGCCTTGGTGATGACGACCATACCATCTACCTGCTAGCAGACGGTACTCGGAACCTCACGGGTACCCTTCTCATCACTGGCGCTAACGAGCTGAACTTCCGTGACGCAGAGCTGAAGATCTATTCCTCTGCCGATGGGCAGCTTGACATCGACGCTGATGGTCAGCTCGAGCTCACCGCTCCCACAATCGACCTTGTAGGTACGGTCACGACCGACGACATCAACGAGCATACAGCCGACGCAGGCGTCACTATTGAGGGCGTTCAGCTATTAGACAGCAACGTTCTCATGCCCGGCTACACACAACACACAACCATGGCGACACCCGCCGCGCCTGCCGCCGACAATATCCGTGTCTTTGGTCGTGTCTCGGGGAGCCGTATGCAACTCATTGGTGTCGGGCGTACAGGCGAAGAGTGTATCATCTGCGACGTAGCCAATGTGGCGGCGGCGGCCAACATACTGACACTCAACTTGATAGAGTAGGGGCTTGTTTTCGGGGGGTAGATTTGGTATGATGAATAGAGGCTCAGATATAATAGGGCCACTGTCAGCACTGAAAGAGGAGGAGCGACTGTGACGAAGAAAATACAGCCGGCCAAAGAGACTACTAAGGCGCCGCTACCTATTGTTCCTCAGTGGGCTGTGCAACCCTATTTATACCAGCAGCTACTCCTCGAGTGGTTCGAGACGATACATGAGGGCCTCAAAGAGATTCACACGGTCTTGGAGGGCATAGCGTCCAAGATGGACGAGAAGGACTAACATGGCATTTCCAGCAGCCCCAACTGAATCTGGTGCAGCAAAGCTCCACTTCCTAACCACTGACGGCAATGTTGCTGCTATGCAATTCGCTGTCGATACTGGCGTTACAGGCACAGGCACGAATACGGTGGGGTTTGGTGCTATAGCAACCCATGTCCACGACGACGCGGTTGGCGCTCCTGGTGGCCTAGCAACGACCAGCGTACCTGTAGTGCTAGTGGCGGCAGCTCGTGATGATGCTCTTGGTGGCCTGACGCCTGTTGAGGGCGATGCTGTCCACCTTCTCGTAGACGCAAACGGCGCCCTCTGGACTCACGACAATGCCCTCTCTGCTGCTCTGGACGGCTCCGAGCTTCAGGTCGATGTTGTAGCAGCCCTCCCTACGGGCGCAAACGTTATCGGTGCTGTCTCAGGGGATGTTGCACATGATGGCCTCGATAGTGGAGAGGCGGTTGGGCCTGTAAAGATTGGTGGCCGCTCTCAGTCATCCGAGGCCCAACCAGATGAGGTTGCAGACAACGACCGCGTAGACGCCCTCTTCGACCGTAGTGGTTACTTACGGGTGCGCGGTGACTTCGAGCCTCAGTCCATAGCCATCAATGCTGGTGGCGCGGGCGACAATGGTATCATTGGGGCTCAAGCTGCTGGTAAGCGAATTGCGGTCTGGGCTGTCTTCATCGTCTCAGATGGTGTAACGGATGTCCGCTTCGAGGATGGGGCTGGCGGTACAGCATACACCGGCCAAGTACCCTGCGAGGCCCGTGAAGGGTATACCTGGAGTGCTGGTGGTATCGTGCCTCTTTGGGTGGGCACTGCCGCTCAGACATTGAACATGGAGCTCAGTGCAGCCGTTCAAGTACACGGCAGCGTGTCGTTTACGGTGATTGACGATTAGGAGATAATGATGGCACTGAAGAGCTACGAGAAAGAGCAGTACAGGAAGACCAAGAAGGAGCGCGAGGCCCACAAACCTGCTGAACCAACTGGTGTGGCCTGTACCGAGACGACCTGCGAGGGCGAGATGATGTGGACGGAGCCTCGTCAGAAGCACCCGCAGCTCAAGGAGCTTGCCCGAGCCCTCTGTGGTAAGTGTGGCTGGAAGGGGTGGATTTAAATGGCGTCAGGCGACACCCTCTGCGTCTTCGAGCCCAAGAATAACGATCCTACGGCGTCAGTCTACGCAACGCTCGACACACGTAACTCCCACCCTATTCTAGACTTCGATAAGGATACGGACGAGGAAGCCGTCTTTCCTGGTGTGATGCCACGGCACTACGACGGTGGTGGTGTGGAGGTCATGCTTGTTTGGATGGCAGATGGTGTTACGGTAAACAATGTAGTTTGGGACGCTCAGTGGGAACGCCACGCTGATGACGCTTTCGATTTAGATGCTGATGGCTTCGCTGCCGTCCAGTCTGTAACAGCGGCGGCTCCCTCCGCTGATGGCGAAGTGAGCTACGATGACATCACGTTCACCGATGGTGCCGAGATGGACAGTGTAGCCGTAGGTGAATCCTTCCGTCTAAAGATTCGGCGCGATGCTAACAATGGTTCCGACAGCCTTGATGCTGATGCTCAACTCCTTCGGGTAGAGGTTCGGGAAACGTAGCCGTGGCCAGGCTCTTTGACAACGCTACAGAAGACAACCTCAACATCGGTTCGGCAATCCTTACTGCCGTGCCCTTCTCGATAGCATGTTGGTTCAATGTTAACGAAGTTGATATAAGCCAGACACTACTCTCTATTGCGGACACTGCGGGGAACTCGAATCACCACCATCTGAGGATAGATGCTGGCAACACAATTTTTGCGTCTAGCAATGACGTTGGGGTATCTGGCGAGGCTGCTTCAACTACAGGCATTACAATAAATACGTGGCATCATGCTTGTGGGGTCTTTTCGGCTACGAACGCGCGAGCTGCCTTCATTGATGGGGGAAGCAAGGGGACTGAGGCTACTGATGTCAACCCTGTCGGATTGGACAATACGGCTATTGGAGTACAGAAGCGTGTGGGTATCATATGGGAAACGAGTGGGCATATCGCCGAGATGGCCATTTGGAATGCAGCCCTTGCTGACGCTGAGGTGGCTGCGCTGGCGGAAGGCTATTCTCCTCTCCTTGTGCGCCCGCAGAATCTTGTCTTCTATGCCCCACTTGTTCGAGAACTCGTTGAGCTCATTGGCGGCGTAACCCTGGTCAATGATGGAACCGTTGTTAGTAACCACCCCCGTGTCCTCTACCCAGCCACCGCCACACTCGGGGGGGTGCCTGCTGCTGCCGCTGCCGCGCTCGCATCCCAACGCTTGAAGATTGGAGTGGGACGATAGGACATGAACGAGCAGCTCGCCCGGGGACTGTTCTCTGCCCTAGCCTGTGCAGTCTTCATTGCTGCTGCCGCTGAGCACATGCTCTGGTTCAAGCAGCTAGGAGGCTCCTGGCGCCTGCCCATCGTCGGGTTCCTAATGGGGATGGCTTTGTTTGAGTCGATGAAGGTGTGGGCGAGGGTTGACTCACTGATCGGAAACCTAGATGGATAACGAACAGCTCGACCAGATTGAAGAAGATGTTAGTGAGCTGAAGGAGTGGACGAGAGACCACCGCAAGGAACACACTGCGGATACGAACCTACTCTCAAGTATCATCGACAAGATCGACAGTCACCAGAACAATCATCACGGCCGGCTCTCAATGGTAAAGCAAAGCGGCGCAATCGGCGCCGCCTTAGCTGCTGTTGGTGGCGTAGCCGAACTATTGCGAAGGCTCTTCCTCTGATCCCGCAGGCACTTCAGCCGCCCCTCCTGATCCCGCTTGAGTAGCAAGCTGCTTAGCCAGGGATGTTATCTGCTCGTTCCGCTGACCAAGCTGATCCTTCAGAGCACCATTCTCCATAGTGAGGAGGCCAACCTTGCGGAGCAGGTCGTTGATAGAGACGGATACCCCCCTCGGAGGAGCAATAGGCTGAGGCGTATCCTGCGCCACCTCTAGCACCCTTTGTGCCTTCTCAAGTGCCTTCGTCTGGCGCCGGCGGGTAGCCCGGCTGCTTTGGTCGCTATTCGGTTTAGTCATACCTCAACTCCTCAGATACTAAGTCGTTTTCTCCTAGGTTGTACTTCTGATACAGCATGAGGGTGAAGCATCCCCACGCCGCATGGGCTAGGGGGGGAGAGCCGCTCTCGGGGTCTACCAGCACACCGGCACGGGCGGCTTCTATGTGGCGGATAATGGAGGCCATGACCCGGCGCCAGGACATCCCCTTCAAGTAGTTCTCGTCGCCGTACTTCTGAGCCCCATCAGTGTAAATCTTGGCGAGCTCTGCCAGAGAGGAGGGTGGGATAAGCTCGTACCTCAACTTTCCTGCATCGAACTTAAAGCCTTGTTGGGCCTCTTCAGCGTGTCCGCCTAGGCAGCTATCGCCTACGTAGTGCCTGGAGGTGAGGCCGACTGTTGGTTCCCCACAATCGCAGGGGCTACTGAAGCAGATGCTGCAACCAGCCACGTTAGCGCAACCTCTCTATGCTATCGTCAGGCCCTATTTTGTACGTAGGAAATTTGTCGTTTATGGACTGGCGCCAGACCTGGTAGCCCCCCAACCCGACGACGCCCGCAATGGCTAGGAGCACTACATCCTTAGCCTCCGTGAGGGCAGCGGGGTGGATGACAGCCAGCCCAAGGACAAGCCCCACGACTCCTATGATGACGGCGATGATGCCCACCAATTTCCTGCTAGATAGCGTCTGCATAGTTCTTCACCTCTTCCTCCATCTGATGGAGCAGACCGGCCAGCACCTCTAGGAAGACCCCAGAAGTCCTGTCGATAGCGCCACCTGATTGGTTGTGCTCATGGACATGGTTCTCGAGGGCGGCCGCCGCTTCAGCAAGACCCTCTCGGTTGGTGCTTACTATCTTGGCTAGCTGTCCTGCCAGCTCCACAGCCACCAAGCCCTTGTGCTCTGTAGGAGAGCCGTGGAAGGCATAATGCAGGAGCTGGCTTAGCGTCTGTGGCGTTGCCGGCTCCCCATCCTTCGGGTAGATAGGGACGGGCAGTGTGAGAAGCTGTTGCAGCATCTCCTGTGGTGTCATGTCGTCTTCCTCCTCTGCACTATAGATGAGACGCGGGTTCACGATGGTATTGCGGTCGACGAACTGCCCACAGATGTGGGTACCCCCTGACCACTGCTCTGAGAAGACCTGCTCGGGTGTCCACCCGCCGAAGGGTAGGGTGGGGAAGTCAAAGTCTGGGTTCTTATCCCAGAGGGCGTTGTTCAGGGGGATACCCCGGGCGGACACCAGCGTTGAGTTTCCGGGGATGACGTAGTTCGTCCAGGCGTTGTAGCTTGTGTAAAGGGTAACCTTGCCCTCCTTCCCCAGTGTTTCCAACCGCATAATTGCACCGAGGACTTGCTCAACGCGAATGCCCGGCAACTCCACATCAACGGCAACGAAGTCCAGCCTGTCCCAGATTTCGTCTGGGACGCCCGCCCGCCCCTGGTCAATGTGGTACCTACCCGGATTGTCTTTGTTCAGGCTGATGTAGGCACCGGTGAGTAGGTCTTCCTCAGCAGCGACCCGCAGGCTGGTGACGCGCGGCCGAGGCTGCTGGCTACCTGACCACAAGCATTGCCAAAAAACCGGCCAGCTAGAGGCTTTGAGACACTGGGCCTCAGCATGGGTCAATTCATCGAACGAACTGTCTACCATTCGGGTTGGGAACATTAGTCTTGCTCCTCTGCAAGTCTACAAGGGGCGCAACTTGTTAGAAGGTAGTTCTCGGATAGTGGCTTGTTGCAGCCGTAACAGTGCCGATAGCTTGGCTTCTGAGGCACTATTTTCTCCTCCCCCTCTTGCTGGTGCTGCCCGGGGCAAGAGGGGCAGGCTAGCACCTCTCGAGGATATACGTCTCCATTGGCTGCGATCTTAGAGTCCTCGTAGGGAACGATTACCCTGCGCCGGAATTCTGCGGCCGCTTCACCTAGTGCCCCCATGATGTCGTTTAGGGTCTGGTAGGAAAGCTCATTGGTGTCAAGGTAATCGAGAATCAGCTCGGTGAGAAGAAAATTCAACTCACCAGCAGTCGCGGCGGGTATTCCTTGACTGCTCTGCCCAAGCGCCCAGCGCCTAAGGACCTCACGCTGCCCTTCTGGAATGTACGGCATATTAGTAGCCTTTCGCCTCTTCCTCGGCATCTACAGGCAAGTCAAGAGCCAGCCTCGCAGCCGACACAGCTTGCTTCAAGCTGGGCACCACCACATAGGCGGCTTCCCGTACAAAGGGGTGGTCGTTGGGGCTGCCCTTCTGCATAGCGACGACGGCCGGCTTCTTGAAGTACCAGGCCCACGCCAGTTCGAACATCGTGCCTATGCTGGGAACACCGATGTCCTTTGAGGGTAGGAGGTTGACGAACAGAAGGTCGGCGCTCTCCACATCCCAGTGGTCGCGTACAACGATGGCGTGCTGAGAACTGATGGCGGCATCTAAAGCATCGTGGGCGAACTCACTGGACTGCTTCGATGCGCTGCCTAGAGGGACTTTCCGTAGGGCTTGGAGGAAGTCCTTGCCCCTTAGGGGGGACAGACACTTGGCCTCGGGGAGCTGGGTAACGGCCCACTCCCTCCAGTCAGCCGTCTCATTCCAGGTGCAGCCAGCGATGGGGCCGGCCAAATAGATCACGGGTTGGTTCTTACTCATCAAGCACCTCCCGTTGCAAGCCGGTAGAGAAAGATGGCGACGGTGGCCCCGAAGGAGCCTACAATCCCTAAGCCGACGGATTCTCTGAGTAGGTCAAACATGATGCACCTCTTATTACCTACAACGCTATTGAGTGTAAAATGTTACAGCTATTCCCAACGTTGAACCTTATTGATGTCTCGCACTTCCTCAGCGGTAGCGAGGTGGATGCGGTGTCGGTGAGTGATTCCTTTTTTAGGATGCACGAAAAACATCTCCTGGCTCGGCCGGTTCGCTCGAGGCCGGCGCATCTTCAGGGCCAGAAGGGAGGGGCCAACGAAGCAGCCATTACTTAGAACGGCACCAGAAATCTCCTCTTCGCGCTCTGAGGCGGTGTGGTGGTGGCCTAGCATCATGTAGTCCAGCACCTCACCAACAATGGAGTTCATGGCCAACTTGTTATCGACCACGCCCACGTATGTACTATGAAGGTTCACTCCATCTCCGTGGCGTAGGTAGAAGGAGTAGCCTAGGATGTCGACGATCTGGAAGAACGCGGGGCTGATGTCAAACGTGAACTTCCCGGGCGCCGCCAACTCGCATCGCGCAGCAATGGTGTCCCACGCCATGAGCTCATAGTTGTCTGGATCGTAGGCGTCCTTCTTGCTACCAGAGAGGCGCCCGTGGTTGCCAAAGACCTTGTAGACATGAATCTTCTCGAACCGAGTTAGAAGCGACACTAGAGTGTCGGTCATGTCCGCAACAAAGCCCATGTACTGGAAGTACGGCGACAACTCCATCTCCAAAGCCTGAGTGCCGTACATATGTCCGTTACCCTCCATGTCGTCACCTAGGGCTAGAACATGTAGTACAGGTACAGTGAGAGTAGTCTGCATCATTTGGGTGAAGCGCAGCACCCCGTCACGCCAGTCTGCTAGACGGTAGCGAGCAGTTGCGACATCATAGCCACCAATGCCTCCCGTCACTCGAGAGTCTACCTTCCCACCGAAGTGGTAGTCGGAGAAGCAGGCAACTGCGTGCTGGGGGGTGTCGAACCCCATGTCTGCTACCTGGGTGGCTAGAATCTTTTGAGGGATGTCTGGTAGGGGGACACGGGTCTCTAGAACCTTAGCAGCCCGCTTCTCAAACTCCTCAGGGGACATGCTGTCGACTACGGCCGCTGTGGTGGCCTTGCTACGAGTAGTGTTGCGCCCCTCGTAGTTCTGCCTGGCCTGCTTCTTGCGGCAAGCATCACTACAGTATTTTGACCTAGGACGAGAGGGAAGGGGGCAAGAGGCGAATTCACACTTTCGTTGAGTCATGGGGTCTCCTTTACATTGTAGCGTGAATCGCCGGGCAAAATCAAGGCGGAGTCGGGCTTTTGAGGCACGACCAGCCCAGATTCGGTCTTCTTATCCCCTACGAGTGGGTCATACCGTTGGACAAGTTTCACCTCAATAGTATCGGGGGTATCTTCCACTGTGTTGATTTGCAGGCCCAGCCCCTGGGCCATCGCGGTGATAATCACCTTCCGCACGTCAGGGGGGAGGACATTCAACGCATCCGCCCAGTACCCGATCATCAACCGTAGGTTCCCCTGCGTGAGTTCTGTCAGCATGTCCCGTACAGTGTAGGCCCACGCTTCGAACTCGGTGGGCTTCTTCACTTCGAACACCCTGTCGTTGTGGGGGTGCCAGGGCGTGGCGGGGATGTGCATGTTGACCCGAAATGTCGGTTGCTTCCGTTCACATTGTTTTGGCATTAGGTATCTTCCTCATCTAAGACGGTCAATTCGTCCGGGTAGAACGACCACATTATACCTCCCGGGAACAGGACTTTGATCTGTTCGGTTGTTGTACCAATACGCTTCCGGCTTACTACCTCTCCTACGGCGCCACGCGATATAGCAGTGTAGGGGGAGGCTCGAACACATACTTTCACTCTCATGGTCAGTTCATGTAGACGAAACTAGTGGCGGCCGGCTTCTGCGCCCCGGGCGCTCCCCAGAATAGCACGTAAACACGAGCGGGGGTATCCAGCGGGGGCATGTTGGCTCCCGACCGGACTGGCCCATCCACTGTACCCACAAGCTCGTAAGGAACGTAGGTCATCTTCACTGAGTGTCCCTCCACTTCTCTGATCTCTTCAAGATTAGGAATGCGGACATGCTCAAGGCCACAATCAGAGCACTCGTGCAACGGGTACAGGCCACGAAACCAGCTCTTCAGTGGCTCAGCGTTAGGTTTGTTCATGTTGCTTCCTCATCTGCTTCTTCTGCCACTTGGGCCGCCACACACCTAAATGCTGGAGGATGTCCCGCCACTGCACCCGCCAATAGTAACGTCGAAAAGCATGACGCAATTCTCCCCAGAAACCACAGTTTAGGCACTGATCGGGCCATCTAAGAGCCATGACCCAACCTCTTTGGAAGAAATTCCTCAAGCCACTGGCTCTTGAGCTTACATTCGGGACAGACCAGAATGACGACTCTCATCTCTTCTAACTCCTCGCGCCGGCTCTCGTCGATGTCATCAAGGTTGACGACACTCACGCCCGATTGGTTGTAGATGTCCCACATGGTGGACTCGCCGCAGACATTCGTCTCAGTCTCGCAGCGCTCACAGGGCAAGCCCGAGGGTGGCCCCCCATGCAGGAGGTCGCGTTGGTCGGGGTCAGGCTGCTCTCCCTCAAACTCGATTTGCTGGTAGACCCACCCCGACGCCGGATCAGCGTACTCGGGCTCCTCTCCTACCTTCCACTTGTGGTGGCGCCGGATGGAGCGGGGGTCTACCCGGTCACCCTTCCTGAACTCCTCCCAATTACGAGCGATGTCCTCCTCACTCACGTTCGGAGCGGGGCCGGCCTCAGGGTGGGAAGGATGACAGCTCAACGATTCACCTCACCAATTCCAGTAGAATTGTCTTACATCCAGTAGGTACTCGTTTACCGCTTCGAGGTTCGGTGCTTCTGGCAGCACCGTCTCTGAGTATGCGCGGTGGATATCTGCTTGCAATTCAACGGCTTTGTCGATGATGACTCCCCGCGACACTTCTCCTGCCCTTACATGTTTCAAGAAGTCTCGCCACGGGCCGTAAGTGTAGAGGGTATAGCCCCCCGTTTGCAGCAGTTCAATCCCGCCGGCGAGGGCACGAAGGTAGGTCACGCCAAACTTCCAGACACGGGGCGTATCAACGGCCTCCTGATCCATCATCTTCTTGAACTGGTTATGGGAGTAGCCAAGGAAGGCATCACGGACGGCACGCCGGGAGAGGATGTGGGGCCAGAGCTTTTGAAGACTTGAACCAAACAGGGCATCTTCCATAGGCAATTCATGGAGAGACTTGACCCTGAACACGTCTAGGATGTTTGGGTTGCACTTCGTCGCCATGAATAGGAAGTGTCCCACTTCCCATGAGGTATCATCAATCTTCCCCTCAACCCAGTTGGTGTTCTTGACGTTCTTCCCCAACGCGAGGAGGTCTACCGTAGGAATGACGAAGACTCCTCGGTAGTCGAAGTCGGAGTCCTCCTCATGCAGATTGTGCGCTCGACTTCCTACGAGGACTCGAAGGATTGGTGTGCGGCGTTGGTCACTTAGCATTACTCCACACCTACTCTCGGCGCTAAGGAGACGGCCCCCAACGGATGGTTGAGGAAGGCTAGTTGCTCGAGGTTCTGCTGCCACTCCATAGGATCTTCTTTAGTATAGCCTCTTATGGCGGCTCTGAGGAAGTGATTGTACCCTGTAGTCTTGGAGGGCACCAGCCAATGCTGCTTGCTCCCCATCTTGATGATGGAGGCCACCGCTACATCCAATAGGTCGTGTACTGATCCCATGATGGCGAAGTGCAGGAGCTCCGGTGGCCGCAGCCCCCAGGGGGATTGCCGGCCGTACAGCGTCTCCGTCTTGCGCCGCAAGGCATACTGATCGGTCAGCCGCATGAGACCCAGCCTGAACGTGGGCAGGTTTTTGTCAATACGGGATGCCTTGATGAGCTGTGGTGCCTCAGGCATGTACGCGGCCCAATCCGGGTAGTATTTGCTGACGAGCTCCTCTTCCTCCCCGCACACCATCCACAAGAGGAAGGCGATGGCTTCCTCTGAACCTAAGTCTACTGCCCGCATCCACATATCTAGTGGATTGCTGCCGTCTGTGAACCAGCGGGTGAGGGTGGGGTCGCGAGTGTAGTGGGTCAGGACGCGGAACAACAGCCAGTCGTAGTTGAGCGTCCAGCGGGTGCCTTTTAAGAGGGTGCCCTTTTTTGTAGTAGTCTCAACTTGATCATCTATACCTAAATGGAACGACTGGGCGTTAAAGCGCACCAGAGGCATTCCTACCTTACGGTAGAAGCGGGGAGCCTCTAGAGCCATTCCTGGCCCTACAACAGCACAGTCCAGAGCGTCCTTGAGGGGGGAGAGGTCTCGAGCGACCGGGCGGCCCGTCACGTACTCAAGTACCGTCATGTCGTGTATGACGTTGGAAAGAAGCGGAGTCCCATCAAACCCTGGGCCAAACCAGCCCTCTTCTACATCCTGTATGAGAGATGTAGTGTCTCGTAGGACTAGAGCAGGAGATGCCCTCTCCGTTGTAAGCGCCTTAACCAATACCCCATTAAGGGCCGGAGACTGACTCGAGTGAGGTATAAGCCAGCCCTGGGCCTTGGTCGCTAGAGCCATCTCCGTGTTATGGACTGAAAACCCCACAGGAGTCTTCTCTACCTCGCCTCCTAGCTTCTGGAGCCACTCTCCGAGGGCAAGGAGGTCTTCAGATGACCGGACTACTCTGTACGACCATTCACCGAGCCGTTCTTCGGCCGGCCCACTGGCCTCGTCGGCCGGAACGTCTCGTACATCCCCTTCCACTCCTTCTTCTGCTTGGCCGTTAGAAGGGCCTCCCCCTTCTCCTCCTCGATGAGGTCGTTCAGAGCCGTTAGGTTCATCAGCATCGTCAGGAACTTCTGGAGCTTCCGTTGAGTGGAGTACCCCCGGTAGTTGTTTCTCGCCCAGTTCAGACGAGTGCTGGCTGTTGGCCAACTTTTTACGTCGTCTTCTGCTTCGTTTGGAGGACATACCATTCCCTCTCCCCTATGCGTGTGCCTGGCCTGCGGCTATCTTACGGTACGTGAATCCGCCCTTTATCACCAGTGTTGAAAAGGCAGAACCAATGGAGTCAGCGAACATGAAGTCCACTACTACGTCAGCAGGGACACCATCGTACTCATAGAACGTCTCTCCAAACTGGATGGTCAATTGGGCCTGCTCTCGATCATACTTCACTGCGACGAGGGCGGACGATACGACTGGTACGAACTTCGCCATGACTGGGGTACCTCCTTTCTATATACTACAACGGAGAAATGGGTTGTATGTTACTACCTATTCTTCTTCAACCTCGCGGGCCTCTCCTTCGACGGTGACGCCCAGTTCGGGCACCTCTTCGATCAACCCAAGGGCAAGTAGCTCCCGCTTACTCTGCTCAGAAATCTCCTTACCTCTGTGATGCAGCGATAGCGCTATCTTCTGGCTAATGCTCAGCCCCTCAGAGTGGATGATTTCGCTCTCAATGCGCTTCCTGTCGATGAGGTGCCCCTGTGACTTCATCAACATCTCCACCATACGGGCCTGCACTACAGGATGGTCGACAGTGATGGAGAACTTGTGATCCTTATTGAAGGGGCATGTAATCTTCATAGGCTTCTGGGCCTTCATCAGGCGCCGGATGCTCTCGGGAAGTTCCTCTTCAAGGCTCTTGAGACGCTGGGCAGTCCCCTCGTGGATGCCATCCACAACCGTGTTGAAGGCTTTGCGGAAGTCTTCTTCTTCCCTATGCCAGCGGGTGACCCGGGCGTTAGAAAACTGCAACTCCTTGCGTGCGGCCGACTCAGAGCCTAGCTCCCCGTACTTCTGAAGGTACTCTCGCTGAGCTGGCAGCAGCCCGTCCTCGCCACGTGTCACTAGGTCTTTAGGCATCAGACTCCTCCCACACCATCACAGCGCCCGCAGACTAGGGTGTAGGCAGTTCCCTCTATGTTTGGTTCCCCAGCGTCTAGCGCCTCTTCCCGCGTGACTGGCCTGTAGACCTTACCTGAACCCCCGCACGCTTCGCAGGGCTGTGGCTCTGGCTCCTCCGCCCGCTGGAACCCTGGGCCTTCCCGTGACGGTATCTCAAAGGGCATCTGTTGCGCTCGTTCGGTACGATGCTCCAACCACGACACACAGACGGCGGCAGTCTGGATGATCTCCATGATCACATCTACATCATTATTCCGAAGCATAGCCTCGGCTATCTCCCCGAACTCCTCGGCCAGAATTGCTAGCCACCGCTCATCGGTACGGCCGGCGAAGTCTGTCCCCCACTTCGCATCCTGCCGTTTGCGTTCGTCTCTGATGTTGTCGTAGACACTCTTGCGTTCAGTCATGACGATGCGTTTGCTTCCCACCAATATGAACAAGACGAACAACGTAGTGTGTTGTGGAAGGCAACAGGCAGACTGAGATGTGCGTGCGTATAAGGTCGATGAATGCTCAATCGACACAGTAAAGGACGAGTCTTCCAGGTACCCCTCGCTAGCAGACTACTCTTTGGCATGGCCATTCCTTCCAAATCTAGCGAGCTGGTTCTTGATGCGGAAGCATAGGTCAGCCCAGATGCGCTCCTTCAGATTCATCAGCTCAGAGCAGCCCGCCTCTGGCTCGTGCTTCTTTCCACAGATGATGTGGTGCGGTGTGTGGGGCATATTGTTACCTCAAATCTCCGAAGCTCTGTCCACATTTTACATCCACGGGAATGTGCCAATCAAGTCGCTCTCCTGAAGGAAGGATGGTATTCAAAGCGATGCCCTCCCATAGGGTCTTGATAGCCACCGCCGCCTCGTCTAAGCGCTCTAGTGGAGTATAGCACAACAAAGAGTCGTGCATCTCTTGTACTGGCTGTATCCAGGAGGAGAGCTCTGCCTCAGTTGCGATGTGAGCAAGTGAGTGGAGGTCATGTCCGCCCGATTGGAGAGGGAAGTTATTAGCCACCCGTATCACAGCCTCTAGGTCTGTCCGATACTTCAAAGCCGCTAGGATAGGCACCTCAGGGAAGTGCCGGCGCCGGCCGAACTTGTTGGTCACCCCATATGTCGTCAACACTTCCTCCCGAATCTTGAGTTGGTAATTGGGAAGAGTAGGGAATACGCTAGTGAGGAATGCTTGAAATATAAGTTTGACCTCTTCCAGACTACATCCAAGTCGGTCGGCACAACCTTGCTCCGAAATGAGGTAGATTAAGCCGAAGGTGAACACCTTGGCCTTATCTCGTAGAGCCTCATACTTCGCTCTCCACTTACTATCGTCGAGGTCAGGCTCCCATGACGCTTTAGGAAAGAGGTGTGATACGCCCAACTCACACAACTTTCTCGCCACGAAGGTATGGACATCGTTTCCGCCCAAGAGGATACCTAAAAGGGTGGGGTCTCCAGTTTCATACGCTAACATCCACACCTCGAGCTGGCTCCAGTCAGCACTGAGCAAGCCGTACCCTGGAGGAGCGACGAACATCTGGCGGATGGCGTCGTCAGTGTGAAGGTCATACGCATCGCTTTGAACCTTCACATTCTTGGGGGGGTTCATCATGTTCGGTTCTTCGCAGGAGAAGCGGCCCGTTGCGGCACGGGAGGCATTCCAACGGGCGTGGATGCGCTTGTCCTTTCTGATGTGTATCTTAAACCCGCCTTCATCCTTCTTACCTCCATCGAGGTAGGTGCCCTTGAGCTTCTCGAGGTGACGGATGTCAATAAGGATGGGGAGGACGGGATGGGGCGAGCGCACATTCAGCTCCTCAAGATCATCGGCGCCGGTAGAGGCATGAGGCGCAGAGCAGGGGGCTCTCTCCTTCTTACACTTCCGGCAGTCCTTGAGCGCCCCCTTTGTGGCCTGGGCCGTCAGAGGTAGGTCTAGCTCCTTGAAGACCAACTCCTGCACATTCTTATAGTAGGAGGGGGACTCTACCTCATGTCCTATAGCCTTGGTCAGCTCCCTTGTCCTAGTCCTCAACTGGTCTGTATAGTAGCGACAGAGCTTGTCGAAGTGTTCTCGGTCGATGTAGACCCCCCGCTCCTCCAACCTTGTAGCGCAGCGGATGAGGGGGATGGAGATGTTCTCGTAGACCCACTCCGTTCCCTCCTCCTGGACGCGGGGGAGAAGTTCAGGCACCAAGGTCGACACCGAGTCTACGTCGCCGCCGCCGTACACCCACAGCTTCTTGTCCTCTACCTCCCACATTCGAGACTTCATGTGAGACAACTCCCCTTCATAGTAAGGGATGTCCGTGTGGTAGGCAGTCAGGACGCTCAGGCTAGCGGGGTTCACCTCCGACAGCAGTCCAGCCAACATCTTGGTGCAGTGCTTTACGTTGTTGACATGAAAGCCCAGAGCAGTGTTGACCGCTACTGCCTCCTCGTCGGGGCTACGCTCGAGCATACGGATGTCGAACCCAATGTTCTGGCCTGACTTAGGCTTGTCTGAGCTGAGGATTTCCTCGATGATGGCTATTGCCTCTGGCTCATCCTCCTCACTCCAGTAGCGGACAGGGTACCACTCATCTACAGGATACTTCTCACGATTCTTGCCCCTCCCCTTCAGCTTCATGACCGTGCGGGTTCCCCGGTGCAGGATGGGGACGCTGTAGCCCACACCCCTCTCGCCGGAGAAGCTCACGCAGAGGAGCTCTGAATCCATCCAACTCAATCCGCAGGTCTCTGTGTCGACGGCGATAATGTCTACGGCCGGCCCGAGTAGGTAGTCTCGAAGACCCCGTAGTTCCTCTAGGGTAGTGACACCCATGTATGAGCCCATCGTCTCCACAAGCCCGCCCGCGTCAGCAATACGCTTGGCCTTACGGAAGTGGGCGAGCACGAGGGCCACCTTACCCCAGTTCTTACGCATGATGTAGGAGGGGTGGTAGGTCGGGATGATGGGAGTACCGGGGAGTTCGTCGTTGTACAAGGTGAAGCCCATCACTGAGCCGACGGTAATGTTGGGGCGATAAAGGGAGCGGAGCGCGGCAGCGCCTAGAGCCACAATTACGGTCGGGTTGAGTTCACGCAACTCTTGGATAAGATAGTCGTGGCAAGCGTCTATCTCGGTGGCTGTGGGGTTCCTTCCACCCCAACAGCGCGTGGCGTTGGTGTGGTAAACCTTGTACTGGTTGATGCCGGCCGCCCACTCAATGACCTTCAGCACGCGGCCGGCCTTCCCCATGAACGGCCGGCGCTTCTCATCCTCTACCTGCCCCGGCCCCTCGCCCACGAAGGCGATCTTAGCGTCGTTGACACCGGCACCATTGACGATGCATTTCCGCCCCTTAGTTAGGGCAGGGCAGAGGCTACAGTCTCGAATCTGGGTCAATGGTAAGCCCATGTCCTTCTGCTTGTTTATTCAGTGCTACCAAATCGGGCACTATATTTCTACCACTCCCATCTGATGAGAGAATCTCGCGCCGGTCTGAGAGGGGGCTTAACACTTCCATCTGGTGGATTAGAACACGGGCGCAGCGGCCGTTCTTACAAAGTCGTGTCTTTTTATCAGGATGAACAAGAATAATCGATCCGCTGGCTAAGGCATGGAAGTGCCAAAGTACGCTAGTGTCCATATCTTTTAGGGCCGCCGCCATCTCCTCAACGGCCTGCCCCATATAGCCCATTTTCATGTTCGTGTTCTCCTCCCATACTCTGCAATAAGAAGGGCTTCAGCTCGGCCGTGGTCATTCCGACTTCCCAAGTCTACACCAGGGTACAGCCGACTGGCCTTCACGTAGGCAGCCTTCTTGTCCTTCGTTGCGACCCCAGCAAGCAGCTCTTTCTTCCAACGTTGAGGCGTTACGAGTTCAAAGGGCCGGCCGAGTGCTGTTAGCATTCCGTGGATAGCTCCGACACCATACCCCATTGAGAACATAGAGGTCACGCCCTGTCCTGGCATAGCGTGTACGTCCTCGACAATATAGGTACTGGCGCCGCGATGGCCCACATATTCAAGCAGGGCAAAGAAGACGGGCAGATCGTATACTTGGCGCCGCTTCGTCCCCTTCGTCACCCAGAAGGTCGGGATGTCCAGGACTTCTGCCCTGTCTTCATCTAGGGCAGCAACAGCACCGTTGACCCCTGGGTCAATGCCTATGAACCTCATGCTCGCTCCTCCTGGCTAGATTTCAACTGCTCCACCCGCCCGCCTGGGTGGATGAGAACGACGACATCAGCAACGTCCGCCAGCTCGTCCTCGTGCGATGAAAACAAAAATTGGAATCCCAACCGTTGCGTCATCTCCTTGATCAACGCGCAGAGGGCCGGCCGCTGCTCCTGTGCTACCGCCGAGAAGGGTTCGTCGAGCGCCTCCAATCGGCGCAGTTCAGGGTGGTGTGAAGTTGTCGTCAGGTGCCTGAGTAGGTAGGCCAAGACCTGCATCACTGAGCCACCAGAACCCCCCTTGAGCCGCACACGCTGACCATTCTTGACAAGAGCAATGTCGAGGTTAGACACGCCGCGCTTGACGCTCGACTCCAGCAGCACCTCATAGTTGTCGGAGGTGAAGACTGTGTTCAGTCCCTGACTGCCTAAGGCCGCTAGCCCTGCCTCGTACTTCCCTCTCCAGGTCTCCTCTAGGCGCCGCAGCACCTCTAGGGCCTTACCAGACAGCGCCTCCTGCGCCTCCTCAGTACCCTTGCGCTCCTCTAGGGTAGCTTTCTGAGTACCAAGAAGCTCAGCCTGCCCGCGATACTCATGGCACCGCTGGCGGCAGCCGTTCAGCTCCTGCTGGAGGGAGTTAACTACTTGCAGTACGTCCGACAACTGTCTCTACCTCTTTCTGGACGCCGGCAACAGCCGCATGTACGTCCTCCATGATTTGGCCGGCCACTGTGTGGAGGTTCTCGTCTGGGTCGAACCCCAACTCTCGAACCTCATCCTTCCGGCCAGTGAGCTCTGTCTCCTGCCCCTCTTGCTGTGCCTCTACACGGGTGAGGTCGGCTTGGGCGGACTCAATGTCCTTCCTCAACTGCTGGATGGTGGGTGTTACGCTCATAATACTGCCTCCTTATGCATACCAGCGAGACAATCCACTAGACTGGTAGTATTGCTCCATTGCTTCCATCCACTCGGGGTCAAGCTCGTGTAGTTTGACCTCTAAAGCAGTGTCGTACTCTGCATGAAACCCTTCGTCGTCACTATCGTCTTCTTCTTTAGCAAGAAGAGCAAGCTCGTCTTTTGTAGGAATGCTCATGATGCTGCCTCCAATAGTCTCTGCACTTCCGCCTTCACGTCGGGCGGGATGTCCCCCATGTCGGCCAGTAGCTCGGGGATCGTCAGTTCGTCAGCGCGGAGGCCCTCGCCCAGCATGGTGATGAACTGGTTGATCTCATCGTCAGGTAGGTCGGGGCTGTCTACAGGCTCTCGCTTACCGAACACCTCGAGTGCTGGCGCCACACCAGGGAGAGGCACTTCCTCTACCGTCACGTCCCCACTATCGACAGTGACGATCAGCACCTCCACCGTGCGGGCGTAGTTGGAGAGGTTCCGTTGCGTCCTCATGATGGAGCCCGGGTTGGCAAAGAGGGTCTTCCCTATCTGCATCACGCCAAGGCACTCATGTAGGTGGCCCGACACGAGCAGGTCGTACTCCTCAATGCCGGGTATCTGATCGACATTGACGTAGGGGTACGGCCGTTTGTCCCCCGGGCCAAGGATAGATGCATGGGCCAGGCCGATGACAGGTAATGGTGCCACTCCAGCGATGAGGTTCTTCTCCTCTTCGGTGAGGGAGTAATATGCTGGGGCAGTCTCTCCGTCGTGTACACCTTCTGCCACAGCGTTGTAGGGTCGAGGGATGAGCCAGAAGTCATCGGTTTCCATTACAGAGCGTAAGACGGACACAGCTCCGGCCCGTTCGAGTGTCCCTAGAGGTTGGCGAGATAGACTCTCCAACCCATCCGACCCGAGATCGTGGTTGCCAGCAACGACGCGAACTAGGCAGGGAAACTGATTGAAGGTAGAGATGAGTTCCTGTGTCAAGGCGTGGCTGACCCTATTAGGCTGCTTGATGTGGAAAATGTCCCCCGTAGAAAAGCAGTGGTCGACATTGTTCTTCTCACAAAGGAGAGAGATGCTGTCCAGCTTGTCGATGACGGTGCGGGCGTAGTCATCGACTCGCCCTGAGGGGGCCTTGTCCGCCGCGTGCAGGTCACCAAAGAAGAGTAGCTTGCTCATCCTGAATCTCTAATTATCTCGACATTGATTGAGCCACTGTGGCACATCTCGAGCACTTCCCTCTCCTCGAGATAGGTTCCTACTACGGGACGTGCTGTGTTGATTAGTCTTACTACTCGATACTCGGAGCCATGCTCTTGATATGAACTGGGGTCTGGCCACGGTGCTAGCACGACTGTTGGAGGCCACTGTTGACTCATCCAAGGCACCTCTTACAGACATAGCTACGTCCTGAAAGTAGGGAGGTTCCCATGTACTGTCGATGGCGCGAGCATACTGGGCGCGTACAGGCTCGGCATTTTCCTTGTGTGTTGGTGGGGCACCCCTGTAGAAAACACTTCATTCTGGATTGTCCTCTATTAGCTCCCTGAGCAATTTTGCTCTGCGTTGTGCTTCATGAAGCGGGGGAGCAAACAACCATATACGTGCATCCAAAGCAAGACGGTTTAGTTTGTCCAACATCTCATCGTAGCTCATGCTTTCAACCTCGACCTTGCATCCTCTCTCAGGGCGTCGGCGGCTAGCTGAGGGATATCACGGCAGGCGGGACTGTCGCAAGTATGCTGATTTGGACAATAGGAATCTCGAATCCGTATGAGTACTCGGCGCAATGACGTAATCTGGCCCTTCTCTATGCTCATGGCAACACCTCTAGATCAGGTTCCTCATAGATAACAATACGAATGGTTGCGTCTCCACCACCGTATACCTTAGCTCGAAAGCCACCACACGTGACCTCACAGGGTTCTCCTTCTGAAGAGAAGGGGGCACGATAGCGGAGGTACGTAGCAAGAGCAGCCTCGACCACTCCTTCAATGATTTCGTTAGGCGTATTCATCCTGCACACTCCTTGTGGCTCAGCAGGCCACCACACTCAACACAGGCGCCAGCCTCCTCACATGCGGAGACAAGCTGCGCTTGGAAGCTCTCTATGGCCTCCTGGTGGTCAGCACGGCGTTTAACGAAGCCTTCTGCTGTCCTGGTCATGTCTGGGATTTTCTGGGCCAGGAGCTGGACGCGCTCGGCTGTGTCCAGCTTCTCCCCCGCCTCCCTCAACTGAGCCTGGAGGGGGGCCACATCTATAGCCGTGGCTCTGGAGCTCACCTCAGCCATCTGGTCGGCCAGCTCCTGAAGCCGGCCGGCCAGAAGGATGCTGTCAGCAAGAGTCTCGAGGTTCGTCTCCGCCTGACCTACCTCAGCCTCAATGGCTTCGTAGTCTGGAAGAGCGGCGAGGCTCCCCTCAACGCCAGCAAGGCCAGTGGCGGCCTCCGCTGCTCCCCGCTTGGCAGCATCAAGCTCCTTCTTGCACTGCATCTGGGCAGAGACCACTACATCAAGGCGGGTAGCCTTGCCCAGGATGCGTGCGCGTTTACTACCAGTCTCACAGACAATGAAAGGAGCATCGAACTGGTCACTCAATTGAGGAGTCAACTCGGTAGTGGCGTCTACCTTGATGAGCCCGATGCCCAAGTACTCAGCGATAGCGTCTGGTACTTGTCCGCCCGTCTTGAGGTACTCTGTGTACTCGTCTTCAGAGTGAAAGCCATAGCAACCGCCCTTGCCTTTGTCTTTCCACCAAGTGATGTTTACCCCATCAGCGAAGATCAGGTCAACGGTACACCGCTTCGATCCGTGTCGGATGTCGTCGTCATTTCCATCGTTCAAGCAGGCCGCCCGTAGGGCACGTAGGACGGCACTCTTTCCTACATCCCCCTGCCCCACCAAAACGGTAAGCGGCCCGAGGTCAATGGTAATGTCCTCAAGAGACTGGAAGTTCTTGATCCTGAGCGTCTTGATAGGAGAGTAGCTCATTCGTACACTTTCCGAACAATCTCTAGGGCGTCATCGCGTCTCTCAATGATGGCCGGATACTCGCCCGGTTCTTCGATTGCCTGGAGGGCTTCTAGGATGCAGGCACGGCAGATACGTTGGGAGATACTGGCCTTTTCTGTTATGACCACTGTAGGAAGAGAGCCAAGACAGTATTCACACCCATTACCTATCTTCAGATGTACTGACTTCTGTGTCGTCATGATGGCCTCCCTTTAGGATGCTTTGCAGGGCATCCATTATCGTTGGGTCTTTCTCGATCTGAGCTGCGAAGTCCGCCCGGCGAAACTTCTGGCCGTTGAATGAGTACCATCCGCCGCTGTAAGACACAGCCTTCTTCTCCTGAAGCACGTCCAATGCAGAACTGAAGAAGTCGGGGCCGGTCGCATCGTAGAAATCAAACGTTCGGCGGTAACCCTTGCGCCGGCACTCCTTACACTCGGGCAGAGTACAGCCAGCGATACGGGTGTCGATCAGTGTCGCCATGATGACGTGTCCAATAGGACTGTTGGGATCGTCGCCAAACTTCTTCTGCTGCTCTAGCATCAGAGTCGTCATAGCAGCATGACCTAGGGGGTCTTTACCCAACCAGTGTGGTTCAGGCTTACCCCATGCACCAAGGTTAATCTTCTGTCTGGGCTGAGAGGTGAAGATTAGGGCAATGCGCTGACGGTTCACTAGGTTGCTCAGGACTCGGAGCTCACGGCGAATGATGAGCGACTGTGCCCCCAGGGGGGTCTTCTCGGCCTTCAGCTCCTTCTCTAGGGGGGCGCCAGCAACGGAGTCAACGACGATGACTACGCTGTCATGTTCCTCAAGCACCTCTCGCGCCGCAATGATCGTCTTCTTCACTCCAGCGAACATCTCCTCAAGGGTGTCCGGTTGGGCGACGATGAGTTTGTCCATGTCGACACCCAGCTTCTCTGCCCGGGTGAAGTCCAGACGCCCCTCTGTGTCAAAGATGATACCCAGACCACCAGTGGCCTGAGTCTCAGCTAAGACACTCAGGCAGACAGTGCTCTTCCCTGCACCGAAGGCACCAATGATAAGGCTGATACCCCCCAGAGGGAAGCCGGGCCGACCGATGAGAAAGTCCAGGGTGGGGTTTCTGGTACTGATGTACCCTGTAGGCTCGCCGATGATCTCACCTTCGCGCCCTATCTGCACGGTCAGCTTGCCGTCACCGGACTGGAGACGCTGGATGACTGCCTCTGGATTGAACAATAGCTACTCCTGGCTCTTGCGGAGCCGCTTCAGCGCCGCCGATGGGTCAGTTTCAGGAGCAGCTTTAGCGGCCTTTGGGTCGGTTGGCTCCGCTTCTTCTGTCTCCTCTGCCTCAGCCTCTGAGGCCGGCGCCTCCTCTTCAGCGCCACCAAAGCGGCTTGCTGGAGCGGGGGCCTGAGTTACAGCGGGGCCTTCCACTTGGGGTACGGCTGCCCCCGAACCTATCGCCATAGCTCCAGTAGCCCGCCCCTCAATGATGGATACCATTTCGTCTGGAGCGATGGCCGCTACGACCTCTGGCAGATCGACAAGGCCCTCGTCTAGGAGCTCCCCGGTGCCGGGGAAGGGGCTTGGCTCCTCCACTGCGAACTTCAGATCGAGCATCTCGAAGTCACCTTGCTTGTCCTTCTTCGCCTTGATGAGAAGGTCGCGGCCAGTCTCGACATGAGAGAGGTCGCCATACTTCTCGAAGAAGTAGAACAGGGGGAGCGTGGACTCTTCATCCTCGTCATACGTGACACCGCGCTTGCCCAGGAATTGGAGCTGGTTCAGCCCTAGGAGGAAGACCTTATCCTCAGCTAGGGTACCATCCTGATTGATCTTGACGACGTTCAGGAACGTGCGGATGGACGGCCGGAGACCAGAGGCGGCCTGCTTGTCGCCTCCTTCTTCAAGCTGCCAGCGCAGTTGACAGGCGGGGCACTCCCCCATGCCTGTCTCCTTGAGGCAGACGACCATGCGGTTGTTCGGCCCTAGGTAATGGACAGGTATGATCTGGTAGGGGTTCTGCCACTCGGGACGCTTAGGGCAGATGCGGCGGAAGTTCGAAATGTACTTCGTGTCGCTGTTCTCCAGCTTGTCCCAGTTCTTACCCTCGGTCTGAAGTTCGTCAATGAGGGTACGGGTTGCCTCTGTGTCGATGTCTGACGCCCACTTGCTTAAGTCGTTGGCTTTAACTTTGGCTTTCGCCATGTTGCGCTTCCTCCTCTGTACTCTGTCTGGCTGATTCGCTCACTTATGCACCTCGAACTTCTCTACGACAGGCTTGAACGTCCCCCCAAGCTGGCGGACATCGTACACATCCCAACAAGTCCAGCACCCATCTGTCACGTGTGGGTGCTTCACTCCTTTGTACTTCGGGTGTTCTTTGCAACTGACTGTAAGGGTGACGGTAACGCTCATTGATGTACCTCCTTCAAGCTCTCCGTTCCGAAGTCTAACTCAACTGGCAGTGCGTTGTCAAGCGCCTGCCGTATGTCCTCAAGGGATGCCGCGCCGGGGTCGCCGTGAGAAAGGGGAGCAATCGAAACTGGAATCATATTGGTAGCCAATCCCCTAGCCTCCTTGATAGCTGCCTCTCGGCCGGCATCATCAGCATCTCTAAGAAGTATAACGCACTCTGGGGCCAGACGTTTCACTAGGCTCCGCTGTAGGTCAGTGACGTGCGCGCCTAACGTAGCGACCGTCTCACGGTGGCCGTTCTCCCACATACGGATAGCGTCGAACACCCCCTCCACCAGGATGAGGTTCGTCCACTGCTCACGGTCGGCCACGAGCTGGTCGTAACCGAACAAGGCCCGCTCGGCCTGGCTGCCTGGCGGCATCAGCACCTTCTTCTCCTCCGGCATCCATGTGCGCGCCACAAAGGTACGCATGGCCCCTTGCGTAATGATGGGGATGATGACACGCCGTGCATAGGGGCCAGTCAAGCAGTAACCAATTTCGAGTTCCCATACCCAGCCAGGAAGTAGCCCACGGCGTTTGAAATAATCAACCGCCAACCCATCTCCTGGATCACGCAGAAACCCGGGCGGCAGGTCTACCGTAGAGGCCGGCGCCGGCCGGGAGACGTGCATGAGGGGGCGCTGCTTCCCCCCCATGAGGCTGCGCTCCAAGGTGTATGCCTCGTTGACAGAGAGCTCGCACACTTCAACGAGAAGGCCCCGCAGATGGCCTCGCCGGTCGCACTTCATGCAGAGCCACAACCCTGTCGCCGCCTCAATGTAGAGTTTCTGCGTCTCTGAGAAGCAAAGGGGGCAAGCGATGACAATCTCAGTGCCGCCCTCTACTAAGCTGACATTGAAGTTAGCGTCCTCGAGCACGTTGATGAGGCCCTGAGTGTTCATGTAAGATGCTCGCCCCGCTCAGGGTAGTAGTTGAACCCCGGCCATCCCTTAGAGCCCCGGCCGAACGTCGTAATGTACCGCCACCATCGGCCCTTCGCTCCATGCTGGGTGTCCTTCAACACAACAAGTTTGACCACAGGCCCTAAATAAAAATCTTCTTCCTCCCTGGTCTGGGACATACCAATGCATAGTGTCGCCCGTTGGATTTTCTTGAACGAATCACCAATGTGCCTCAGGCTAACTCGAGCCTTTTCTACTGCATCCTTGTTAAGCTGTACTGTAGTCCAAACAGGCAAGTTCATGCCGTGGCAGATGTCCAGCAGAATGTCCGAGTAGACCTCGCCTTGTGCCAAATACAGATTGTTGTAGGTCTGGCGGGGGGAGATGTCATCAGCACTGTCCAACAGCACGAGGTCCACATCCGCCTCCTCTAGGTGCCGCCGCAGGTCAGCCACAGTGCGTATCCCGTCCTCGATAAGGACACTCCCTCTGTCGGTCACGCCGTGCTTTTCCCTGAGGGCTATCAGATCGTCAGCCAGAGTGTTGGGGTTAAGCTCTTGCTTTGGCTTTTCAAAAAGAGCCATCAGAATACGTTCACCGATCTGCTTGCGGTTGAGTTCATATGTGAGGTACAGAACCCTGCGGTTGGCCTTGTACGCCGACGCAGCCAAGAGGCACATGAATTGAGACTTACCCAGGTTGGTAAGACCAGCGATGATAGCAAGGTCGCCCCGCTGCACGCCCCCCTCAAGGTGCTCATCAAAGAGGTCGAGACCCAGGGGGATGGGGGCATCCCTCCAGCTAGTAGACCGACTGCTCCTAATGATGTCGCCAAGGGAGTCACTAGGGGTGATTTCAAGGGGTACCTCTCGCTCCTCGCCCGTCACCTCTCGTAGGCCCAGCAGCTCCTCGAAGGCGGTACCCCTGTCGCCGGAGACGAGGGCCGCCCGGGCGCGGTCAAGCGCCATGCCCACGTGGTAGTTCTGCAACCATTCTTCTGCCGCCTCCCAGGCAGGGAGGGCGCTGCTCTCTGTGAGGGGGTAGGCAGCCTGAATGTCCAGGAAGATTTGGCGGTAGTCCTCATGTAGGTCTTCGTCGTCGATGGCTTTGTCTATCCAGTACAGATAGGAGGCCCAGTCCATGAGCTGGTGCGCCCAGTTCCAGTGCTCAAGCGCCGCTCGCAGGAGGAACCGTGTCGGCCCCTTGGGGAGCGACTCCGGTGTAAGGGCCTGCGACCACTTCTCTAGGAAAGTGGCGTCAGACAGCACCAAGCTCATCGCCCAAAATAAGCCCATCATACGAGATCAATCATACCGTACTAATTGGACAAGCCGGAGAGGGTCGTAGTAGTCCGCCCCCATTATCACGTCGGCCCGCTTGAACTTGCCTGTAGCGAACGCTCTATTCATGCGACTGAGGGCAATCCGATATGACTTGGTACTTTTACCAAGAGCGTCCCACTTGCGGCACCCAAAGTCTCGCGTCCTCGCTAGGTACCACTTACCTACTCCAGAGCAAATAGCACTACCCATCTCGCTTCAACTCCTTCTGCATAGTGGGCACCAAACTGGCGAAAATACTGAAATGACGCGGGTCTTCGCGGAGCCGGTCGCCGTGGTCGAGGAGGAAGTGGGTGCCCAGCTCTTGCAGCTCATCCAGTGAGTGCTTCTTCAAGAGGGACTGGATGATCCTAATGCCTTGTGGTTCAGCGATGCGCCAAGTGTAGGGAATGTTCATCTTCGAACACTCACTACGCCACCAGTCAAGGAACCTTGCATGTGGCGGCTTCTCTACCTTAGGCAGAGCGGGCAGCTCCACGTCCTCCCTTACCTGGACGCTGAACCGGTGGCCTCCGTCACTGACTGTGATGCTCTTCAAGGCTAGGACTTCTTTCCTCTCGGCGCCGGCGCCTTCGCTCGGTGCTTGCGGCACTCCGTCTCATCGTTGACTTCACCACACTCAGAGCAGTAGATGAAGGCGTAATCCTCCGCAGTGACGACGTACTGCTCTCCCCCCTCAGAGTCTACATCCTGGAAGAACCCCCCGTCTAGGCTGAAGCGGCGCTCGTCGTCGTAAGCACTGCTACTGCTCTTGAGGGGTTTCAGAACGAGTATGATGCTTGCCTGTGGCTTACAGCGCTCGCAATAGGAGACCGCCTTGGTGTCTGCCCCAAGCACTTGGCAGTCGATGTCGCAGGTGATCGCCACCTGAAACACATCCCGCAAAGAGTCTGGGAGGAAGAGGCCGCCGCACTCTGTACAGGGGGCTGGCTGTGGCTCCTCTTCAGGCGGTGAACAGTAGTTGAAGTTGACTTCCACCTCTTCATCTCCTGCACCAAAGAGCCGTGTGAATAGATTACTCATCGTCTACTTCCTTTCCCAAACTGACCCACCCCGGGCGGGTCTCACGTGCAAAGAGCTCCAAGTATGGCCCCGGACTCAGTGCTTCAACTATCTCGTAGAAGGCTTCTGGCTTCCCCGAGTGACGTGTGTAGGGAGCCGAGAAGACTGACCGAATGGAGGCCGAGAGGCGTTCCGGCCGGCCCCGGATACCAATAAGGCAGGTCTCATGTGAGTTACGCACTTGGCGCCCCATTCCGAACCAAGGTTTGCCCGTCTTCGTTTTCTTGAGCCATACAATCTCAGCCTTCAGAGTGTACCCCCAAGCGTCCATGAGGTCAAGCGCCTCTTGCTGCATGGACGCGACACGCCAGAGGAAGAGGCGGCTGTCGGGCAGCGCAAGGGTGTGGAGGTCGTATACCTCCGCAATCTTGTTTGTCTGAGAGATCAGATCATAATGACGGCCAGCTCCTCGAGCGGGGCCAGGCAGTGGGTCGTCGAACCCCCAGGGAGGATCAGCTATGATGGTAGCAACGCATTCAGTCACGATTATGATGCACCTCTTCTACACTGTACCAGAGAACGAGACCTTACGCAAGTGGTCTGTCCCTGCGTCGGCATCCATCTGCACCCCCCAAGTAGCGCGGCCACTCCAGCAGCTCCAGCGCCACCAAATCCCCATCACTCTACCCTCCCCATCCCTTGTGTGCCAGCCGCCACTCTTCTAGCCGGTCGTAGTAGGCGTCCTTCTCGGCAAAGTAGATGATCTCAATGGGCTCGCCAATCAACATCTGTAGGTTCCAGTACAACAGGCGCCCGACCCGGCCGTTGCCATCGGGGAAGGGGTGGATCGTCTCGAAGTAGGCATGGAAGTCCCACGGGGTGAGCATGGGGTTGTTGCCACGTATGAACTCACTGGCGTGGTGTATCCACCCGTCCATCAAGCCAACCACTTGGCCGGCCCGGGCTGGTGTGAATGTTCCAACTTGGACATCGACACTCCGATAGTCCCCTGGCTCATGCTTACCAGGCAAGCAGTGGCCTAGATTTTGGAAGAGTATGATGTGCAGTATCTGAAGATTCACAAGCCTCTTGACCGTTGCCCTCTCCTGACAGAGTTGGGCTGCACGCAGATGGTTGTCGAACCACAGCCCCTCGTTAGGCACACGTTCAATGAGGTTGCTCTCCATCACGGCCAGCTCTAGATCGTCCTTTTGTTTGGTGCTCATAATCTACCCCTTCACCACCATTAGCGGAACCAGCCTGTAGAGCGGCTTTACTAGGTCGGCCTGAGCCGCCATCACGTCGTCAATGTCCTTGTACGCGGCGGGCATCTCATCGTACTGTCCTTCCCGTACACCATAGACCACATGAGACATTGAATCAAGCGCCTGCTCGTGGGTGATGGTACGATTCGCCACCTTTCTACCCATCACGCGGCCGGCGCCATGAGCGCAAGTATTGAAGGACTCCCTGGGTGTCTGCCCTTCACCAATGTAGCTGGCGGTACCCATCGACCCGGGGATCGTCACGAGGCCAGTAGCCCTGACGGCCCCCTTCCGGTGGATCATCAGGTTCTCGCCATAGTGATGTTCCATTGCGGCGAAGTTGTGGTGGGTATCAACCGTCAGGTCGATTATGGGGTCAATGCCTAGCACAGCCTTGAATGCCGCGTGGACGGCATCGAGCATGGCTCTGCGGCTGGCCTCTGCGAACGCCATGCACCAGCGCATCTCCTCCAGATACTGGTGGTGCTCCGGCACTGATGTGGGTAGAAAGGCCAGGTCGGGAGCAACGTCGACGTGGAACGCCTCCATGTACTTCTTCGCCACCTTGCTGTAGTGGTCGCAGACTTGCTTGCCTACGTTCCGACTGCCGGAATGAAGCATCACCCAGAGGCGGCCATCCTCCTCACACTTTTGCAGTTCAATGAAGTGGTTGCCCCCACCAAGGGTGCCCAACTGGTAGGACGCTCGCTCAAAATGCTGTCGAACAATGGTCATCTTATTTGGGAACACGGTTGGTCGCGGCAACTCCTGAGGTTTCAGATGACGGTTAAACCCTACAGGCACCCGTTCGTGTATGGCGAGGCGGAGGGCTTCCAGTTCGGCCCGGTCTAGGCCGTCCGCCGGGATGGTCAGACGCTCGGCAATCATCCCACAGCCAATGTCCACCCCCACAGCGTTTGGCACCACGCCTCCTCTGGTGGCCAGCACGCCCCCAATAGGCATCCCATAGCCCAGATGGTAGTCAGGCATAGCACAGACCCACTTACGGGCAAGAGGATGGTTGGCTAGGTCAAGAAGCTGCCCTCTCACGTTGTCTTCTACGAGTGAACTGCCCCACACCTTGATGGGTAGGCGCGCTGTTGCGCCCTTGTCTTCCTCTGGATTTAGGACAAACATAGCTCTAACCCTCGAACTCGATGAACGGACAGATGCGGCGCTTCTTGGCAATCGCGTAGCTACCCACCAGCTTGATAGTGCCTGGAATCTCTAAGTGCTTCCCTTGCAGCGTCCTTACGATGAGAACAAGCAGCCCAATAGAGGCCATCGAGCCAGCGAATGTCCCAATGCCCGCCAGGAACGCCGTTAGATGTGCCATCGCTACCAGCACGAGGAGGTAGACACCAAAGCCAAGTAAATAGAGTGCTGCTCCCCCCAAGAAGACGACGGGAAATACCACTCCCCAGTCCCAAGACGTGTGCTGATCGATCCATGTCGCCGGCGCCCAGAAGAATAGTACCTGCATGTAGTGGCACAAATTCTCTTGGTAGGCTGGAGCGGTGCCCCGTCCGTTCGCCAGCCAGTAGGCGTACCAGCGATAGTGCCAGGTATTTCTGTTGAGCTTCATGTGGCCTTCTCCTTCTCTTTGCAGCAGTCGTTAGCATCCCCCTCGTAAGCGTAATTTTCGTAGCACCCTCTACAGAGGTAGATGAAGATTGACTCTGCGGTAGTGCAGCAAGCGAGGGCAGCCTCCTCACTGACGAACTGGCCCCTGCACCCGGGGCAGACGTAGCGTGTTTTTCTTAGTACATTGACCATAGCCTACCTCCTACCCTAAGAAGTCCAAGATTGTGGCCAGCTCGTCAAACACTAGCTGCTTGTCTCCTGCTGGGTACCTAGGTTCTGGCTGAAGGGCCTCCATGGCGTGCCTCACGATATCTACGATGTCCTGGGCCTTTTGAATGGGCTTGACGCCCGGCTCTGCCTCTAGTCGTTTCATGTTTTCACCTCCTGATGATCCTAACGGAGAAAATGGGTTGTATGTTACAGGGGGTTTGGAGGAAAAACTCCTCAGTGAGGGGGCCATAACCCTTGTACCCTACAGGGGGTTTCATGTTGGAGACCCATAGTAGCGCAGTATACAGCACAGCAAGTTTCATCTCTACTTGGCTCCTCTTCTATATCTCTCTCACCGTCTTAGGTGCCCTACAACCCATTGTAGCCTACAACCCTTTTATGATCTAGCCGCTGCTTTGTCCTAGTGCGGTGGCAATTAGCGCAGACAAGCTCACATTTCTGGAGCTCTATAAGCACTGTGGCCCAGCTTGCAGCACTTAGCAGATGGCTAATAGCACTAGTCTTGATCCCGGTCACGTGATCAAAATCAAAAACCTCGGGGCGGCCGGGAAAGGCTTGGTTGCAGTCCTTACATTTCCCTCCAAGAAAAGCGATTGCCCGCCCCTTCCGGCGTCTACGCTTTTGCGTTTGTTTCTGCTGCTCTTTGGACTGTTGCCTTTTGCACACCGGACAGTACTTTTTTCGTCCAGCTCTCACAACATAGGGGTGGCCTTGCGGGCAATGTGTTTTGTCCCGCCTCCTCTGTAGGCGACTTATTGCTTCTTGGGCTCTAGTAGGCATTAGGCGTTGAACTCTGGTTGACAGTGCTCACAGCCTGTGCCCTCATAGTTTGGGTTATCTTCCCCATGGCACTCACAGCGGCAGTCCGTGAAGGCGGGGATCGTCGGGGGCTCAACGTCGGCCGGCTCCGGGTCAGGTGCCCAGATGTCAATGGCGATCAGCTCCTGACCGGGTGCCTCGGCCTTGAAGTAGATGACGTTCGCCTCCTCGAGTACGCCTCCCTTGTCCAGCGCCTCGATGATGGCCTCTGTGAGGCCGGCCGCACCGAGCTCGCTGCTGTAGGCGATCTCGAGCCTGAGTACCTGGTCAACCGTTTGGATGTGCCTGTTCATGCTATCCCTCCTTCAGTAGGGGCTTTCGCTTTCCCTTCCACTTGACATCGGCAGCAGAAGACGTGCCTTTCTACGGTGTGGCCGTCGCAGGCCGGGTTGCCATCGGGGCAGGGGATGGTCTTGGCCTGTATCACCCACTCCTCGCCCGACTCGGGCATCTCAACGAGAGGGACGCTACAGCCAGCGCAGAGGATGAGCGGGGCAGTGTCGTTCTCCGTCATTTTACACTCAGTCCCTTATAGGGCCAGATGGATGCAAGGATGCGGGTGGCGGACGGATCAGACCGTTCGCCTAGGAGAGCCTTGGCACAAGGAGTGCAGAGTTCCCCTATAAAGTGCCCTTGGTCTGAAGTGTTTGGGCAATACTTCACGAGACATTTCTTTGGCCCAAGCAGGCGCTGCCTTTGGTCTCCCATGTGGGAGAAGAACGCCTCTGACCCGTCGTCACCACAGTTACCGCATGTCATGGGTTTGTGACCTCCTTATAGTCTACCACACTGACGGAGTAAGCAGGCTGCTCACTGTAAGTTTGCTGGCGCCGCTTGGCGTGCTTCCCCAGCCATTTACCCTGATCGAGGAAATCGAAAACGAACAGCCTGTCCTTCCCTTCCGATGCCCGTAAGCCCCGCCCCACGCGTTGTACGGTGAGGTGGGGGGCCTTGCCTCCCCCGGCCATGATCAGGAACGCAAGGGGTGGTATATCCAGGCCCTCATCAGCAATCTTTGAGGCCACCAGTACGTTGCAGCTCCCGTCCTTGAGAGAGGCCCACGCCGCTCTACGTGCGCTTGTTGAGGCATTCCCTGCGATGAATGGGGCATTCAGGGTGCGGGCTAGCCTTTCACCATGCGCTAGGCGCTCCACGAGAATGACTACCGGCCCGCTGCCCGTCTGCGCCAGATGCTGAGCTAACTCTGTTATCATCTGGTTGCGCGTAGCGTGTTCAACGATGCCCTCTTGCACAGCCTCTGGCCAAGTCCTGTAGTTGCGTGGGCGGGGCTCCATCTGTATGAGGAAGACATCGGCTGGCACAAGGTAGCCCCTCTCGGCCAGCTCACCGGCTGTTGCGCGATGGACGGTTGGGCCTAGCCACGACGCTACTTTGAAGAAGGTTTCGGGGTCGCCCTCCTTATAGGGCGTGGCGCTGTACCCTAGACGCCAGCGGGCAGCCCAGAGGTTAGCCATCACCTTCTCGTAGCTCCTGGCGGGGAGATGCTGGGCCTCGTCTACGTGTACTTGACCTATCTCCTCGCGTAGCCAGTGCTCTACTTCATGGAGGCCCTGCTTGAGTCTCATGTACAACGTCTGGAAGGTGGCAACGGTGATGACTCGTGGCTGCCACTCCCCATCACCGATGAGACCTATCACGTCTTGGTCGGCAAAAT